CGGAGCAACATATAATAACAGTTAATGACAAGAGGTACAAGGATTTAGACCGGATTTGTTTCTTATCTAAGAACTTGTATAATGCGGCTTTGTATATCATAAAGCAAGAATTTCTTGTTTCCGGGAAATGGATAAGGTCTACAGAACTTAACAAAAAGATGGTTGCAGAAAACAATGTTGATTTTAGGGCTTTGAGTGGTTCCTCTTCCCAGCAAATTTTAATGGCTTTGGATAAGAATTTGAAATCTTATTTTTCTGCCATTAAAGCATGGAAAAGAGATAACAAGAAATTTACCGGATGCCCTAAATTCCCGAAATACAAGCATAAAACAAAAGGAAGAAATGTATTTTCTTATTCTTATGTGCAATTCAGACACAAAGGAGAATACATTTATTTCCCGAAAAAAGAAGGTTTGCAACCATTGAAAACAAGATGCAAGGAAGGAACGGTTAAGCAAATAAGATTTGTACCGAAAGCAGACTGTTATGTAATAGAACTGGTATATGAATTAGAAGCAAAGGAACAGTTACCGGATAATAATAGATGTATGTCTATTGATTTGGGAGTTAACAACCTTGCTTCTATTGTAACGAATACGAGTAACAAGGTTGTTTTGGTAGATGGAAAGAAATTAAAGTCTATTAATCAGTATTATAACAAGAAAAAGGCTAAAATTCAATCACAATTAAAGAAAATAAATGGAAAGGAAAATTCGAGACAGTTAATGAACCTTACAAGAAAGAGAAACAATAAGGTCAAGGATTATTTGCATAAGACAAGCAAGGAAATTGTAAGCATGTGCTTGAAAGACAACATAACTACATTGATAGTAGGACATAATGACGGATGGAAACAAGAAGTAAATATGGGTAAAAGAAACAATCAGAACTTTGTTTCAATTCCGTTTGAAACGTTCATATCAATGTTAAGGTACAAATCTGAAAGACAAGGACTAAGATTTGTTGAAATAAACGAATCTCACACGTCAAAATGCAGTTCTTTAGATTTAGAAGAAGTAAAACATCATGATAGTTATATTGGAAAGAGAGTAAAAAGAGGTCTTTTCAGAACAAAGAACGGGATTTTACTCAATGCAGATATAAACGGAGCCTACAACATCATGAGAAAAGTAAAGGGGGATGCAGCAATGCCACCCTATAGAGGGTTTGGGTATAACCCAGTTAAGAAATTTATTAACAAATAGATACAAGTGTAAACTTGTATATAATTACCAAATTAGGGCTACAAATTTTTAAAATCTAAAAGAAAATGGCGCAAAAACTATCTGCCGGATTTATGGCAGAATTATTCAAACTTGTATATATGGATTTGAATATCACTCGAATGGTAGTAAATAATCTGACTTATCAGTTAATACCCAAAGAGTGGCCCGGCTTCAAATTCTTATTAAAAGAGGCAACAGAAGTATTGAAGGAAAAAGATAAGGTTCCTTCTTTGGGCGTGGTGTCCCAAAAATACGCTGATAGTGATTTTGTGATTGAAGCGATAGACGCTGTGCAGGCAGCCGCCAAAGTAGACAAGGAAATTATTATAGACCAGTTGGAAGCGTATATTAAAGACGTGGAATTCCAGCTACTTTCTAAAAAAGTACATGATTTGTACGAAGAAGGAAAGAAAGAAGACGCTATACGGGTAAATGCGGAAGAGAGCCAAAGAATATTGTCCCTATCATTAAGGCATGAAGCAGGTGGTTTCCAAAAGGTTTTTGCCGATTTTGACAAGAGAATGAGAGGAAGACGGGAAGAGGAAGACGGGGAAATTCCGTCACGTGTAATGTTCGGACTTGATAAGATAGATGATATTTCAGAAGGTGGTGCCACGATAGAAGATACCGTATTATGGATTATGAGGTCGGGTGTGGGTAAATCAACTGCATTAAGATATCATGGGATGCAGGCAGCCTTTGATGGACACCCGGTCTTGCATATACAGTTGGAGGGTGGTGCGCGTGCGTGCCTGGAAAGATACGACCAGTTCTGGACGGGACAAAAATACGGGAATATCCGAAAGGGTGTCATAGATGATAAGCTGGCAGAAAAGCTTGACAAGGCGTTTGAAAACATAAAATCCTATTCTAAGGACATAGATGTATATTCGTTTGAAAAATTCGGGCAGGCTACAATGGTGGATGTCCGTAATGTGATTGTATCTTATTACAAGAAAAACGGTTATTATCCGCATGTATTGATATTGGATTCTTTGGACCTTGTGGCAACCGGGACAAATAGAGTTGTAGACAATAACCCTACATTCAAAAAGGAAAAATTACAGACATGTGCACAGCTTTTGAAAAACTTATGTGTAGAGTTTAAGATGGTAGGATTTACGGCAGCACAAGCCGGAAATGTGCCGTTGGAAATATGGGACAATTCGGACAAAGTGATAGACAGAAGCTATACGGAAGGGGATAGAACACTTGTAAAGCCGTTTTCCTTTGTGTTTACCGGGAACCGGACAAGGGAAGAAAAGAAACAAAATAAGATGCGTATCTATATGGATAAGGTACGCGATTACGATACGGTAAAAGACACGTTTACTATTGTGACGGATTACGGCAGGGGGCGTTTTTGTGACAAGGCGCTGACAGCCGAATATTACGGAGGTGACAAGGGTTTCACATCCTCTACTCCTAATAAAAAGACAAGAAAGAAAAAGGATGAAGACGGTGAAAAGCAAAATGATGTTAAAACAGAGATGATTTAGACATACTCACTTGCTTATGTCATAACATAATCTTATCTTTGTAGTGTCTTCTTAAGGGAGACAAGAAAAAGAAGTCAAACAAATAAAGATAAGGTTATGTATAAGACAACTTTCATTTCAGCAGAAAAATTTAACACAAGATGTTTAGGGTTGATAAAAACGAGGTAATATCCGAACTGAATCTATCTTTGTTCGGGGCAAAGGGGTTCATGCAAGACCGGAACAAGGAATGCCCTTTTTGTAATAAAAGGGGGAAATGGGGGATAAAGTTTAATGATGCTGGAAATAACGGTGCGTTCCATTGTTTCAAATGCGGCATGAAGACCACCTTAAAAAAGTTCCTGGAGAAGATAGGAAGGAAGGACCTTATAAAGCAGGATTACGAAAACACCGTAAAAATGCAGAAATTAACACCTCTAATAGATGATGAAGAAGAGAAAACAACAGAGGAAATTAAGGAATGCACCCTTCCTAAAAAACTGGAATATATAGAAAAGGACGAATATTTGGATAAGAGGGGCTTTGTAAAAAGATATTATGAAGAATTCCGTCCGGCAGAAACAAAATTCTTTCTCGAAAGAAAGCTGCATGATAAGTTCATATTCCAGTTTACCATGAACGGCAAATTAGTCGCATGGCTGGCACGTTCAAAGAAAAGTAAGGATTGGCACGAAGAAAACCTTCAAAGGTTTAAGGAGGGTAAAGAAAAGCTTGTATTGAGGTATGAAAATTCACGTGACGGATTTTCCCATGTGATAGGAGGGTATGACAATATAACGGACGAGACGGACACGGTTATAATCGTGGAAGGGATGTTTGACTATATATCGGTTGACACGAAATTGCATCTTTATGAATCACCGGATATAAAGTGCGTGTTTACATTCGGTAACAATATGGGGCTAAGCCAGATAAGGCTATTGAGGGACAAACCGGGCATAAGGAACGTGATTTTGATGTACGACCCCGACAAGCCGGAAATGATTAAGACAGTATCAATGACCTTACAAAGATATTTCAATGTACAGATTGCCGAACTGGAAGACAAGAAGAAAGACCCTGGAGACGCGACACAAGAAGAGCTTCTAAGGGCGCTTGACAATATGACGGAACCGATTAATTATTATACAAGACATTTATAGTGTTGATTTTTTGCCATTTATCCTAATTTTTGTTAGATTTGAAGTCAAAAATAAGGATATGGAAAAATCACGGAAAATCAGTCTGGAGCAGTTTGTAATTAACTTGCAATTGGAGTATTTGAGTTGTAGATTACGCTCGATAGTTTACAATCGTATAGAAAGTGTCGAGCTTGTGAAGATATATAAGGACATAGCGGAGAAGAAGAAAGCAAAAATTCTGAACTTGAAACAAAGGTTCCGTCTTGGTACGATGTTCGATAGTGACAAGGCGTTTTCTGATTTTTATTTGAAGGAATTTTTGCAGGAATACGGGTTGCCGAACTTGCAATATTCGGAGAAAACGAAAAAGTCGGTTATGTTTTGGGACAGGTTCCACCTATTGAAACCAGGCACTATAGTGATATACAAGGGAAAGGAATATAAGGTGAAAATAAACCATCCAAATGACGATAATGTGGTAATATGGGTTAATGACATACCGGAACAGATTCCTTATACCTACTTCAAAATGAGATGGTTAGAAAAAATAGATATGAAAGACTTAAAATAATGGAGATAACATTTGTTTATCTCAAAATTTAATTGTTATATTTGCAGTACAATTTAAAAACAAAAGTAATGGACTATTTCGAGTATGAAGAAAAGGCGGCTACTACAGCTTGCTATAATGAAAAAATGGCTTTGTCCTATGTAACACTTGGTTTGTGTTCAGAGATGGGAGAAACCTATGAGAAAATCAATAACGAGGCAGAAACGGAAGAAATCTCTAAAGAAATCGGGGATATGTTCTGGTATCTTGCCATGATTCGTAAAGAATGCAATCTTGACATTGAAGGTTGGGATTGGAAAGAAGCTTTGACAAATGCGGAAGGTGCAGGCGTGTTTGATTTGCCCGTGGAAGTCGGAAAGATTGCAGACCAGGTTAAAAAGTGGTTGCGTGACGATTGGAAAGAAGCCGAGCAGAATGTATTCCCGGAAGCAAGAAAGAAAGCTGTTTTGGAAGCCTGGGAAAACGCCTGGAAGGTAATAAACAGCATGATTAACCGCGTAGGGCTTGATACGGAAAAGATTGCCGAGCAGAATATAGAAAAACTGTTTTCGCGTAAACAACGCGACAAAATTCATGGAGCAGGAGACAACAGATGAGAAATTATGATAAAATATTAATGACCGGGGCGCAGGGTACGGGGAAAACAACCCTATTGAAAGCCTTGCAGAATGAACCGGAATTTGACAACTGGAAGTTTTACACGAATGTTGTCAGAACGATGGTTGAAGAAGAAGGGATAACCATTAATGAAGAAGGCACGTCCGAATCACAAAAGAAAATATTTGATAAATACACTCAAATAATGGAAGATGCCATGAAACAGCCTTCCATTAGCGACAGATGTATTATTGATGTGAATGCCTACACTTCATGGCTTTTTGATAATTGCAGCCCAAAAGACCCGGAATATAATAACCTGGCAGAAGAAGACTTTAAGGAGAAACGACAGATTGTAAAGCGAAAATATGAATTCCCTTTACTTGTCTATCTTCCTATCACATTCAGATTGCAAGGTGATGAGGTCCGTTCGGAAGATGAAGAATACCAGAAAGAAATAGACCGGAAAATAAAGCAGATTGTCGATAATTACGGAATACCCTACATTTCTGTTTCCGGTTCAACGGAAGAACGAGTACAGCAGATTAAAGATGCCGTATTCGGGAAAAAGGAGGACTGATGTATGGAATTTTCTTTGTTGACTTTAAGAAATGTTGGTCGGAAGCTTGGAATACAGAATGTTTCCGGATTCAGAAAGGAAGACCTTTTGCAACAAGTTGTTGAAAGACTGGAAGCAAAGGGAAAGACGCTTGAAGAATATGCAAAGGAGGTATCTGTAAACACCCAAAAAGGGTATGTAAAGAAAAAGTTCAATCTTTCACCTAAAGGAGAAAACCCGTACAAGAAAGGGAGTATATCATATAAGGTATGGGAAGAACTTGCAAAGAATGACGGTCGGTCATTCAGCCGGATTGCAAAAGAGCTGGGAACGCATTACAACGTTGTTTCCGTTTGCTGTAGGAACCATTTTGACAAATCATAAACTTGCCGTTTTTATTTAGATTTGATTTTTCACGGGGAGTGTAAGTAAATACACTTCACTCCCCTTTACACCCTAAAAATATGGATGAACTGTATAAAGATTTAATCAAATATTTGGAGGATAACTTTCTGTCTTTCAATGCTTTGGATAATTATATTATAGAGATTGACGGGCAAACATTCGAGTTGTTTGAACCTTTCCAATGGGACAAAGAGGATAACGGAATTTTCTTTGACGATTCGTTCCAGTGGGTAGGAGACAGAACGGAATGCGACAACTATGTCTTCCGGTTCGGTGATGTATGGTATTACCTTAAAAAGGGAGACGAGAATAAAGTAAAACTTAACCGATTGCAGTATATCGGAAAGGCAAATTTGTTTGACGAAAGCTTGAGATTTGACACCTATATAGGTGTGCACGGCAATTTTGAATTGATGAACGGAATGCACTCTTATTCCGATTGGGTAGAAAAAGCGAAATTTTTAGGAATAAAAGCGCTTGGTATATGCGAAAAGAATACGCTTGCATCAGCGTTCAAGTTTCAGAATGCGTGTCTAAAAAGTGATATAAGACCTATATTCGGTATGGAAGTTACTGTATATAACGAGCAGAAGGACGTGCGATATACAGTAAAGCTGATAGTCAAGGACAAGGAGGGATGGAATAACCTACTGAAAATAAATAAGATTCTGAATGTCGACGAAAAAGGCTTTATCACGGAAAAGGAATTGCAAGAAATGAAAGACGGGTGTTTCTTGTTGTTTGACCCGAAAACATGTATGTTTGAAAATCTCCCCATATTGTCAAGAAAATGGAACGATACCTATTACCAGCTTGATACTGTGGAATACAAGAAGAATGACCGGGATAAAAAATATCTTGACAATCTGAAAAAATTCGTGGGTGTATATAAACCCGTGGCGGTATGTGACGCCTGGTATCTTGAAAGGCGGTATGCTCCTATAAGGGAAAAGCTTAACAGGCTGGCAAAGGTTGCGAATTATGAGAGTGACAACCAGTATATGAAGAATTACCAGGAATATTACGAAGAATTGTCAAAACTGATATTGAATGAAGACAAGTTTTTCGGACTGTTTGAAGAAGCTTTGGTAAATCTTAATTACATATCGGTAAACTGTAATTATTTGCTGGAAACACAGGTAAGACACGCACCTAAATATGTAATGACGGAAGAGGAGAAAAAGAAATATGCTTCCAATACAGAAATGTTTGAATCGCTTGTCTTTGACGGACTGGCAGAACATCCAGAAATACTGGACAGATACAGCGAAGAGGAACTGACAGAAAGACTTAACACGGAAATATCCATCATAGAGGAAGGCGACGTAGTGGACTATTTTTTGATGTTGAGGGATATTATTAGATGGGGAAGAGACAATAACATTTTGGTCGGATTGGGCCGCGGAAGCAGCGCTGGAAGTCTCGTTTCTTATCTCCTTGGTATTGTCAATGTAAACCCGTTGGAATACGAACTCCTATTCAGTCGATTTTTGACAAAGGGTCGTTTAATTCGGCATGAAGAGGAAGAGATAATAACGATAAATGGAGAAAAGGAAATATCCGGGAATACCTTTATAAAGATTGTCCGGAATGACGAGGAAATGATAATTAGAGCCAAAGAGTTAAAAGAAGGTGACGAACTGATAAACGAGTAATGGTATGATAGTAAAAAATATTGAAATAAAGCGTCGGGCAAAGACCGTATTAGGGTCAATGCCCGATATCTGACCCCTTCGGGGGTAACGAGTTGACACAGATTTTCCCGGCAGAAGACGGGATGAAATAAAAGCTTACATGGAAGAGCGGTTTGGAAAGGAGCAGGTTTGTTCGCTTGGTACCTACACCACCTTCCAGCTAAAAGAAGCAATATCCGATATGGCGCGTGCAGATGGCATACCAGTACAGTTATACAGATGGTTTACCGCTTGTATTGGAGATGATAAAGAAAAGACGATAGAAGAGTTTTTCAAGACTGTATGTGGGAAAGAGGACCTAAAGAAGTTTGTCAAGGAACATACAGAAACGTTTAATGATATGATGGTAATTCTTGGTTCGCCTAAAAGCCAGTCAGTGCATGCGTGCGGAACCGTAGTATTGCCGGACGGGAAAACATCCTATGAGTGGATGCCCGTACATACACAAAAAGGGCTTGTGGTTACAGACTGGGAAGGTTCAGAAGTGGAAGAGGCAGGCTTCTTAAAGGAAGACGTTTTGGGGATTATCCAGTTGGATAAGTTCGAGGAAATGTTACGCTTGATAAAGGAAAACCACGGAATAGACGTTGATATATACAGTCTTCCTTTGGATGATAAGCAAGTGTTTGAGTATGCAGGCAAAGGATGGCTGGGCGATGTTTTCCAGCTTGGTTCAGCCGGATTATCGGGATATTGTGTAAAAATGAAGCCGGAAAACATAAACGAACTGTCTGCATGTGTAGCCCTCTATAGACCCGGACCTATGGAAAACAATTTTCACAATGAATATATTTTGCGGAAAAACGGGGAAAAGGACTGGACGGAAGAAATGCCTATAGGTGGGGAAGAAGTGGTGGAGAACACTTATGGACTGATGTTGTTCCAGGAACAAATTATGTTATTTTGTCAAAAATTAGCAGATTTTAACTTAGAGAAGTGCGATTCAGTTCGGAAAGTTTTAGGTAAAAAACTATTACAGAAAGCAAAGGAGTACGGGGATGATTTCGTGAACGGGTATGTAAAGAAGTACGGTTCTAAAGGAGTTACAAAAGAATATGCGGAAAATCTTTGGAAACAGATGGAGGAGTTTGCGAAATATTCGTTTAATAAGTGCTTGCATGGAGACGAGAAGATTTACCCTAATGAATTAACAATCAAAGAACTGTATGAAAAAGGAGTTGAGGACATTCCAGCAGTAACGATGGGAAAGTACGGTGAATTTATTCCTACCAAAGTAAAGGGAATAAGATATGCAGGGAAACGCTTCATCTATAAGATACAAACGAGCGACGGGGCAACAGTGAGATGTTCCGGAAACCATAAATTCCCTACACCGGAAGGACATAAATACGCTTTCCTTTTAAGAAAGGGAGATGTGTTGTATACCTATAAACATGGCATGAGGGTAAATGTGGAAGTCGTTTTTGCTTATGTGATGGATGTGGAACCGACCTATGATGTTGAGATAGACCACCCGGAACATAACTTTGTCACTGGGGAAGGTGTCGTAACATGTAACAGTCACTCCGTATGTTATGGTATGACCGCTTATATATGCCTATGGCTTAAAGTACATTATCCTATTGAGTATTGGAGTGCTACATTCTCGTTTGCGAAGGACGAAAAGATACCCTATTATGTAAACGAAATACAGCAGTCCGGTGAGATAAAGATACATCCGGTAGACATCAACAAGTCAGATGTAAATATCGTGTCCGATTACCGGACAAGCAGCATGTACTGGGCATTCAATGCAGTAAAGCAATGCGGAGAAAGGGCGCAGGAATATATATCGGAAGAGAAAAAGAAGAATGGTCCGTTTTTCTCCTTGGAGGAATTTATAGACCGATGTGTGATTAAAGGCAGTCCGGTAAATAAATCTGTCATTGAGAACTTGATATTTGCAGGCGCATTTGACGAATTAGAGAATATCCAGGAACCGAAAGACCGTTTGGCGCTTATTGAGATGTATCGTGAGAATAAACGGGTCAAAGTATTGGAGGATAAGGATTTACTTACCAATATTATGAAAGTTCGCAAAGAACGTAATAATTGGTGGTGGCTGTTGCAGCAAAAAAGAACGTCCGGTTTTGCATTTTTTGATTATTATGATTTGGTGAATGAATATCATATGCCTAAATTAGACGACGAAACGGAGTTCCAGGACGTGTCTCAGATAAAATTTTGGGACATTAATTCCAAGAAAACCCGTCGTGCCGTGATAGGCGGTTATGTGATTGAAATAATAGAGAGGAAAAGCAAGAAGGGCATATTTGCCACTATAGTATTGGAAAGTAATTACGAGTTTATAAATGTAACGATTTTTCCAGAATTGTTTGAAGAATACGGAGAGTTTTTAAGGGGTAGTAAAAAGAACATTTTGTTGGTTAATGGCGTGATTGTGTGGGATAAGTTCAGAGGAGAATATATTTTGCAGGCGAATGTTAATTCATTGTTTACAGTATTGACGTAAAATATTTTTGATATGAAAATTATGGTAGAAATCGGTACCAAGACCGTTGTTTTGGTATCACCGGACAAGGACGAGGAGATAGAACTCGATGATGTTACGACAATCAATTACTCGAATCTTTATGGAGAGGCGGTAACGGTATCTGGATTGCTTAATAAAGTCGGTCTGATGAAGGTTGAATATGAGAAGAAAGCGAAGGAAGAGAAACTGTTTTGCGATGTGTTTGCAGCTAATTTGAGGAAGAAATTAAGGAGGGAAGCGGCTACAAATGGAGGAAGAATAACGATTGATGGAGAATCTTTTAAGCTGACTGAAAAAGGGTTGGAGGATGCTATATTACTCAATGAACAGTATCAGAAAAATCTGATGAATCTTATTGAGATAGAATCGAAGCGAGACAAGTTAGACACCCTATTTTGGGCAGTACAAAGCAAGGACAAGAAACTTAACAATTTGTTGCCAAAGATTGTACCGCAAGACTTTGAAAAAGAGCTTATTGAAGGAAAAATAAATACTTTTAAGATAGTGAAAACCGATTATTAATTTTAAAAATTTTGTGTTATGGCATTTGACAGAAGTAAGTACAAGAAAGCGAGTGTAGAATCAATTGATGAAACAGTAGGAAAAGCAGCCGCAACAATGGGCGGTGGTTTTGGACAAGGCGGCAGAGCCTCATTTTTTAATCTGAGCGAAGACGGAAGATATGTATTGCGCGTATTGCCGTCGTTGACAGGGAAACCCTATATGCCGAGAAAGACGGTTAAACTGCCTATTGAGTGTGCGGTATATGACAAGGACGGGAAAGACACCGGAAAGAAGGAAATTAGACAAAGAGACGTCTTTACTTCTGATATCCACAGCAACCGGATGAATGGCGAGGATGCAGTGTTGACCTATATCAGTCATGTGTATAACCTGGCAAATGATATCCAGGACAAGGAAGAGCGCGCAAAATTCCTCTATCCTATCAGCGGTTATCGCAACAAGCAAAAACAATGGATATGGGGCATGAAAGCCATGCTTAACTATGTGGCTTATGTATGGGCCGAAAATGACGTGTACCGTCTTGATTTGCGCCCGGATTGGTGGAAGAAAATGAAGAACATTTCTATGGAGCGCGCAGGCGGTTCTGACGATGGTATTATTAATCTTGACATCTTTTCTGACCCGGACGAAGGTTATCCGTTGATTGTCAATGTCACCACGGACGAAAACAAAAAGAAAAATTTTGACATTACTTGTGGTATGCCGGATGCTAATAAGCGTCAGACTTGGGACGATTTCTTTGCTAAAAACCGTGTATCAGACGAAGTGTTCGGTATCATGGAGGAATTGCCTACCCTGGATGATATGTATGTGGACGTATTTTCACGTAAAGACTGGGATATGCAGTTGGAAGGATTGGAAAGAATCGACGAGGAACAATCATACGGTATTTTCCAGGACGACGTATTCTTGAACAAACTCGAAGAACTTGACAAATTGGTTCCGGAAGAGGACGAAATCAAGGAAAAGAAAGCTCCTAAAAAAGCCCCCGAAACAAAGAAGGTGAAAACGGAGGAACCGAAAGAAGAGCCAACAAAGACGGAAAAGAAAGCAGGCGGTTATCCTACATTGACGAACCTCAAAAAAGAACTCCGTGCCTACATTGCCGATAACTACGAAGACAAGGAATTACCGGAAGAGTTGACCGTAGCCGAACTCCGTAAATGGTACGACATTGTACAGGAAGGTGGAGAACTGCCTTTTGAGGATTACGAAGAGCCGGAAGACGAAGAACAAGGAGCGGCAGACCCGGAACCGGAAGATACGGCAGGTGGAGAAAAAGCAGCAACAGCAAACGCTCCCAAGTCTATTCCCTTACCGGTGAGAAACTTGAAAGCGAGAACTTCAAAATAAATCACACAAGGAAGGGTAATTTTTACCCTTCCATTATTCCTATTATTATGAAAAATCTTTACAGAATAATTCTCATTTCGGGAATGATAATATTACTCGTATTGTTATTTCTATCTATCAAGAAGGCAAGGGAAAACGAAAGGTTGATATATGAAGTAGAATTCTATACTGATTCTTTGAACCGATACACAAAAATTTATAATTCTGAAAGCTTTTCTAAACTGAAGAAAGAAAACAAAGAATTGTACAATCAATTGAAGGAAAAGGAAGCACTTGTAGAGGCAGTGGAATTTGAATGGAAATACAAGTATGAAGGACTGGAAAGAGAGGTTTCCGAATTGAGGAAAACGGACAGCCTCTATACATTCAAGGAAGAAACCGATACGGTGGGATATGACTTGCAGGTATGGGCTACACACCTGGCAAAGTATAAGATTAACTTTAATATAACCAACAAGTTTTTATTGACAAACCAGCGTATAGGAGACAATAACCGTATGGAGATAACGTCTCAGTTGCCCGGAAAGATAGGCGATGTCACGATGTGGACCAAACCGGAGAAAAAGAAAAGATTCGGTTTCGGTGTGTCGGTAGGTGCCGGATATGGAGTATTCAATAAGGATTTTGATGTGTTTGTAGGATTAAGTGGAACTTATTTAATTTGGTAGTAAAATGTTTGTGCAGATAAATAACAAGAGGATAAAGATTACCTCTATCAGCAGATACAATGACGAGGGATATTCACAGTCAACTCAGAAGTTCAGAATCGCTTTGAAATATCCAATGTCTGGGAAAGCTTCTATTTTGACAAGGAAGTAGAGAAAGATAATGTTTTGAAAAATCTTGACAATACATTAAAGGTAACTGCATTATGACCGGGAAAATGATAATAAGTACAGACTGGCATTTGAAGCCGTCCAATATCGAAGAAATAACGGAATTGCAAAGGCAGGAATTGAACGTAGCGGAAGACAACGGTATAACCGACCATGTGTGGCTTGGTGACATATTCGATTCCCGTATATCACAGAGGCAGGACGTCTTAAATGCTTTTTCCTCTATACTTGATATGTACGCGAGGATGGGACACACAGTATATTGCATTCCAGGAAATCACGATAAGAGCGATTATAGTTCAGACAGGTCGTTTCTGGATGCGTTTAAATATCATAAAGGGTTTAAGTTGATAACTGACTTGGACGCTTTCGAGATAGGCGGTGTAATATGCTATTTTATGCCGTTTTTCGACAATGCGATATGGTTAAAAGGGATGGGTGATGTGCTGAAAGAAAAGAATCATAAGACGCATGTATTATTTACTCATATTGCTTTTCAAGGAAGCAGGAATAATGATGGTAGCGAGGTGGAAAGCGATATAAAACCTTCTCTGTTTAAAAACTTCGGTATGGTTTTTTCCGGACATTATCATGATTTCCAAGAAATAGGGAAAAATATTGTACACCTTGGAAGCATCACGCAGAACAACTTCGGAGAAGACGAAAAGAAGGGGTTTTGGTTGTTGGACGATGATTTGACATATGCACTTATTCCGTCAAAAGGAAAACGGTACAGAAAAGTCACCGTGAATCTGGAAAACACGACTTTCAAGCAAGCGGATAAGATTGTAAAAGATTTTCAGAAGAAAAACAAGGAAGATTTTATTCGTGTTGAATTCGTGGGCACAAAAGATGCAATTTCCTCTATCGACAAGGAAGAATATAGAAAACTTGGTGTGGACGTGAAAGTTAAGTCCGTAGAACTGGAAACGGAAGAGGTGGAGACAGCAGAAGAAATCAAAGCTTTGTCCGGTTCTGATATTGCAGACAAATTTAAGGAATTTTGTAAACAAAATGATTATTCCTATAGTGAAGGTATGGAAATTTTGAGGGAGGTATTATAATGGGACTGGAAGAATTATTTGGAAGAATAGAGAAACGTTTCGGAAAGGAAGCGGTAGTAGGCAACGATATAAAGGTAGACACTGTGTCTTCCGGCAGCATGGCATTAGATGAAATATTGGGAGGCGGTTTTGCGCTTGGAAGAATACACGAAATATATGGTGGATTTTCCAGTGGCAAAAGCTCTGCGGCATTGCATCTAAGTGCATCCGTACAGAAAACGCTTGGGAAAGCGGTAGGGTATGTAGATACGGAACAAGCACTTGACCTGGAATACGCAAAAGCGCTTGGAGTTGATTTAAGCCGCGACAAGTGGATAATGTCGCAGCCGGATAGTGCGGAACAGGCGCTTGAAATCGTGCGTGAGATGCTGGAGGTGCCGGAAATCGGATTGGTAGTGCTTGATTCGGTTGCCGGATTGGTGCCGGAAGCTGTTTTGCAGGGTGAGGCAGGAGATGCAAAGATAGCGCTTGTAGCGCGCCTTATGTCACAGCAGTTAAGCATCTTAAAAAACGTATGTAAGAAAAACGGAAACATCCTCCTATGTATCAATCAGACGAGGCAGAAAATCGGGGGTATGGGATTCGGTCCTACAACAACCACACCAGGAGGCGAAGCACTTAAATTCTACGCTACTCAAAGAGCGGAATTTGCCCGTATAGGCACGGAAAAGACCGATGGAGTGGCAACGGCCAATAAGACACAAATAAAGGTTGTAAAGAATAAGATTGCACCCCCTTTCCGTGTATGCCAGGTAATGTTGGAATACGGTGTAGGATTTGATACGGTACAGGAGCTTATAGATATGTCTATAAGAGAGGGAATTTGCTCTAAAAAGGGTGCCTGGTTTTACTATGGCGAGACACGTTTAGGACAGGGAATGGATAACGCTAAAAAAGCGTTATCGGATAAGGATTTGTTTAATGAAATTAAAAATAAATTGATAGAGACGTTATGTATCCCGAAAGATTGATATTAAGAAATTTTTTGTCATTTGAAGAACTTGATTACACCTTTACAAAAGAAACTTTGGGTGTGACTGGGGAGAACCGGACAGAGGAAGACCAGCTAACGAACGGAGTGGGGAAGAGCACTATCGCACAAGGCTTGTTCTACGCGATATATGGCGTTAATCTAAGAGGAAAGGAAGACAAGAAACTGATACGTAAAGGTACGAAAGAAGCCTATACTAAAGTTGAAATATTTTGTCAAAAACGGAAAGAAACGCTGATAATTGAGCGTACAATTCCGTTGAAAAGTTCTTCCAAAGTATCACTGACCCTAAAGAAAGATGATGTGGAGACATCCGTAACGGTAGCTACTGTGTTGGACGCGAATAAATACGTGATTAACTGGATTGAGATTACACCGGAAGACGCCAAGTCCTACTATATCGTAACAAAGGGTAATTATTCGTCTTTCTTTCGTTCTTCCAATACCGAAAAACTTGCCTTAATAAGCCGCTTTGTCAATTTCTCCAATATTGACAAAACAAAAGGTGTGATTTCTGAAAAGGTTGGAATATTGGAACAAGAATTGCACAAAGAAGAATGTTTGAAAAATGTCGCAGAAGGCAAGAAACAAGCTTATGAGGAACAGATTCAGCAAGTGTTGAACGAAGACCCGGAAGAAAAGAAAAAGGGTGTAATAGGCGAAATTCAGTCCGAAATATATTCTTTACAAATTCTTAATGAAGACCTTGTAAAGACACGCATTCCCAAAGCGGAAAAGAATATCGAAGGTGTAGACAAGGATATTGAAGGGCTTGTAAAGCTGAAAGAAGAAGTGAACAAGGAGCTTGAAAGCTTCGATATGGATGTTTACAAGGACACCTATAAGGAGATAGACACGGAAATAGCCGGATTGAAGAAAGACAAATCGAACAAGGAGGAAAGGCGTAAAGATTACGCATTGAAATTAGCTGATTATGAGAAGAAATTACAGAAGGTTGAAGTATTGCTTTCTGGCGTCATTGTGTGCCCTAACTGCAATCATAAGTTTTTTATGGATGCTGACAAGGATTTTGAAGAATTGGAGGCTGACAAAGAGGCTTATAAAACAGCCATTGACAAGAATACGGTAAAAAAGAATGAATATGAAACCTCTATAAATGAACTGGAGGACCTTATCTCTCAATACCAGGATGTACGGAAAGAGACGGAAGAGGAAGAACGTAAATTGCGTGTCCGTCGTGGAAAGGTGGTTGATAAGATGATGGAGGTTGAGGACCGTATAAGGGAGTTTGAACGCGAGAAAAAGGGATATGAAAACTCCATTGTAAAGATGCGTTCAGAAGTTGAAACAAACCGTTCTCTTATTGATTCCAAGACTGGGTATATAGAGGAGTTGAAAAAGCAGAAAGCGGAAAGACCCTCTATCAAAGACCAGGAAAAGGCGGTAGAAAAACTTTCCAAGGACATAGAGGAAGGTAACAAAAAAATTCTTGACATAAAGAACGGTATTTTTAAGGTACAGCAATGGGATAGCCGATTCAAGGACTTTAAGATGTATTTGGCAATGGAGCAGATAAAGAATATCCAAAGCGCGGCCAATGATGTACTAAAGAAAATGAAAAGCGATTTGCGTCTGATGATTGAAGGTTTCAAACGGAACGCGAACGGAACATTGAAAGAGGAGATAACGCCCTATGTTTTCCGTGACGAAATGGAAAGCTTTTTCTTCTATTCGGGCGGTGAACAAGCACGTGTGGAAGTGGCTCTTATCATTGCAATACAAAGCATGATTAATGCCACAAAACAATACGGGGGTATGGACTTTTTATTGCTGGATGAAGTGCTGGAAAGCAGCGATTCTTTGGGTATAGAGAATATAATAGCCTCTACGGAGTTTTTGAAACAATCAATATTGATTGTTACGCATGTACCAAAGCTTAATGACGAGATAAAGCAACTTAAAGTAATAAAAGAAAACGGAATATCAAGACTGGAGGTGTAAATTATAAATGAGACTGGTTGAAAGACATATTGTTAAGGATAATCGATTTGAGGAAGTTTGCCACAAGTCCGGATTATTGTACAATTATGTTTTGTATAATGTCCGGCAAGGCATTTTCTCAAATAGTTATTTGAAAGAATATGAATTTTCAACAAAATTAAACAGAGAAAATCAGTTTGATTTCAGAAATTTACCTTGTTCGGTTTCTCAACAAGTGATAGCACAAGTGTTTTCAGTTATAAAAGGATGGATGAGAAGTGTTAAGGAATTTGAGAAAAGTCCTTCAAAGTTTCACTCAAAACCCAAATTACCGAAATACAAAAACGGTAAGAAGCAAAACATGATTGTTTTCACAACCAGTGCTTGCAGAATTAGAGATAAACATATTTATTTTATTAAAAACATTATACAATCAATTAAAACTAATGTAAGGAAAGAAGAACTTAAACAAGTAAGAATTGTACCACAGGCAACATGTTATGTTGTGGAAGTGATTTATGAAAGAAAGGAACAAAATTTTGATTTACAGAAAGATAATTTCCTTTCGGTTGATTTGGGATTAAACAATTTGTGTACATGTACCAGCAATGTAAACCAAAAGTTTTTCATTGTAAACGGAAAAGTTGTCAAATCTTTTAATCAATGGTTCAACAAAACAAAAGTAAAATGGATGTCTTTTGTGGGAGATAAAGGAACATCAAAAAGATTGAAAAGGCTGATTTGTTATCGCAATCTTTGGATTAACGATAAGATGCACAAAATAAGCAAGTTTATCATTAATTTTTGTAAGAAAAACAATATAGGTACGATAATAATAGGTCTTAACAAGAACTGGAAACAGAACATAAATCTTGGAAAGAAAAACAATCAGAAATTTGTCGATATTCCTTTTTCAAGTCTTGTTGACAAAATCTCCTACAAGGCAAAGTTAGTTGGTATTGATGTAAAAATAACGGAAGAAAGTTATACATCTAAAGTAGACCATTTGGCTTTTGAAACTCTTGAAAAACATGATATTTACCTTGGAAAAAGAAAGAAACGTGGATTATTCCAATCATCTGTAAATCAACTGATTAATGCGGACATAAACGGTTCAATCGGAATAGCAAGAAAAGTATTTGGTGATTCTGCCGTACGGCAGATAATCGGTAGTGGGTTAGCGTTTAACCCTATCAGAGTAAATATTTTGTGATATAAATACGAATTTGATAAATAAAATATAAAATTTTAGTAACGTGAAAGTATTTATGGGATTTGACCCCGGAACAAAAGGGTTCGTATCAATGATTGCGGAAGATGGGTCCTTTATCAAGGCTGAACCTATTTTCCGGGACATTAAGGTAGTGGATATGATAGAGACGGCAAACAGATTGCTTGCTTTTGTCGAAGGCTACGAGGTCCGGCATGTCGTGATAGAGGATGTGCACGCATTGTATGGTTCTTCGGCAAAAGGAATATTTACGTTTGGTTATAATTCGTGCGTGCCGGAATTCTTTTGTGCAATTGCCGGATTACCCTATACAAAGATACCGCCTAAAAAATGGCAGTCGGACATGCACAAGGGTATAAAGATGGTAACAAAAAATGACGGAACCAAGACAGTAAAGGACGTAAAGAAAATGAGTATCGTGGCTGCACACCGTATTTTCCCGGATGTGAGCCTAAAACGGTCCAGCAGGAGCCTAAAGGACGACGATAACTTTGCTGATTCTTTGTTGATGGCTGAATATGGACGTAGACATTTTAAATGATAATAGATATGATATACTGGAAATGCGAAAACAAGGAATGTACGGAATTCGGGAAGGAAATCATAGAGACGCGCCCGATGTTTAAATATACTAATAATGGAACTGTACCTATTAACATACCTTATTGTAAGGTATGCGGAAAACAGATGGGGTATCGTGAGGAATTGCCGGAAAGCGAAGGAGATATAAACGTGGCTTTCGCCTCTTTTGGTTCTCAGTCCAACGAAAATAAAGCCTCTATTCTTAAGGCGCGATATAAGAAAGGTCTTGAAAAAGACGGTGTTAGCGAAATGATAAAGGCTAAAAGGGAGAAAGTAACCAAAGACTTTTTCGGTGGGTGATATGTTAATCTTATGTTAAAATGACATAAGCAGTTGCGTATCTCATAACATAATCTTATCTTTGCAATGTGAGAAAGAGATAAAGGTCAAACGAATAAAGATAAGATTATGAAATCACTTGAAGAACTTAAGAACAGCATTTACGAGAAGATAAACGAAATTAGAGATTTCAATAATGATGATTCTAAAATGTTTAATGAAGATGGTAGTTACAACTACGATGAACTGGATGCTTTTCTTAAGAGACACAAGAAAAAGAACTATATGAAAGCCGCTTGCATGAGAATGATTAAAAATTATCTTGACAGATTGTATGACGGCTGGAAATTCTACGAGAAAGATTATTTGGTTTATGTAAATGACTTTAAAAGATTTGGATAATGAACGAATTAATAGAAAATATATGGACGCTTGTAGCTCTCACGGGCTACAAGTTTATAACAGTGAATTTTTTAGGAACATACAAAGTGTTCCTGGTGGAGAATTTTGCTACGAAGACAAGGGATAATCCGTTTAACGAGGCGCGCGGAGCGGTGGATATAACAGAGGATATCAAACATCTTACTTTCCAGTTATCCGAAATGAATCCCGTTGGAATAGATACCCGGTTGCAGGGAAGACCGAGAAAGGATTTCAAGTTTGGAAGTGACGATTACATCTACTTTATTGCTAACAAGAAAAACGAGTTTTAGTTATGGCAAGTGAAAGATTAACAATTAGTGAAAAAGATGGGATTGCAAAAAGCATAATCAAGCCTATTATAGAGCAGTCAAGAAAAGAATTTGAAGATGTTAAGAGGAATGAATGTGACAATATAGAAAAATTACGTGCAGAACTTTCAAAATTATAATAATATGGTTAAATCGAATTTAGACCCTAAAGTATTGGAGGGTAAAATAAAAGAATATAACAACGCCTATCGTAGAGGCGAACCGGAAATAACGGATGCGGAATTTGACGCGCTTGTAGAACAATTGCATGAGGTCAACCCAGATGCGGATTGGTTCAAGAAAGGGGTTAATGACGAGGTTTCGGGAAGAAAAGAAACCCTTCCTATCCCCATGTACAGCCTGGAAAAGGTAAAAACTTATGACGAGATTGTAAGGTGGGTAAAGTCATGTGGACTGAAAAATGAAGACCGACTGATTATCACTCCTAAATTTGATGGAATTTCCTTATGCGTGGACGAATATAACAAGAAGGCGTGGACGCGCGGAAATGGCGAGGTAGGACAGAATTGTACTTCTCATTTTGAACAGATGATTAACCACGGATTTAAGGACGTGAAAAGGACAGAAGGATATTATACTTTCGGAGAAGCCATTTTCCGTAATTCCACTTTCTTGACATTAAAGAAGCGGACAAATTACAAGTCAGCGAGAAATGCGGTAGCAGGTCTTGTCAATTCTCCTACTGTATCTCCGAATATGAGGGATGTGCAGTATGTAAGGTATGGATATTCTAACGAGGACTGGGACAAGGTAAGCATGATTGCCTTTATGAATGACAATTCATCTGTAAAAGTTCGTTATGTAGAAACATTCGTAGAAACAATCATTCATAGCGAAAAGATGTTTAATGAATATATGGACAATATTTTCAAGGGCATAACAAATGATTACAAATGCGATGGTCTTGTTATAGACGTGGATAGCGCAAAAATAAGAAAAGAGCTTGGAAGATTGCCGAACGGCAACCCACGTTATGCAATTGCCTACAAGAACCCGGATTGGTCGGAAAGAGAGGAAACAGAGGTAGAAAATGTAAGATGGCAGATTTCAAAGGACGGCAGATTATCCCCGGTAATCGACATTACACCCGTTGAATTGTGCGGAGCTACGGTTTCCAAATGTACAGCATATAATGCCCGTTATGTAAAGGATAATTTTATTATGCCAGGTTCACGTGTCATTATTTGCCGTTCTGGTGATGTGATACCGAAACATATATTTACCGTGTCTTGGCCTACTTTAAAAAGTTGTTTGCCCGACAAGTGTCCCGTTTGTGGGAAACCTTTGGAGATGGACAGAAACAATGTGGACTTGATTTGTTTCAACAAAAATTGTGACGGTGTAATGCTTGCCAAATGTGTATATTTTTTCAACACTTTAGATTTTGAAGAGTTCGGAGAACCGACAATAAAGAAACTGTTTAACGCTGGCTACAAGACACCGGATAGCATTCTTCTATTATCAGAGGAAGACCTTAAGAAGATTGAAGGCATAGGAAATGTAGGTGCAAAGGTACTGTCAAGACAGTTTGAAAACTTAAAAAAGAAAGGTACGAACTTTGCAAAATTATTGACAGCCTATAATAAATTTGGGGGTGTAATAGCCGAAAAGACATGCCAAAAAATTCTTGACGGATTAAAGTTATATACTTGTAAAGATGTAGCTGATTTTGCAAAAGAATGTGATGAAAGTTGGGCGGCTGACATTGAAGACAAAGTTGAAGGTGTCGGATTTAATACAGCTTTAGCATTTGTTTTAGGTATTGAAGATTGGTGGGTGAACGATGATGATTCCGCACATATCCCTATAACTTATTACGGATTGGAAGAAAAGACCTTTGAAGGACAAATGACGGTTGTATTTACCGGATTTCGTTCGCCCGATACGGAAAAGAAATTAACGGACATGGGGCATAAGATAGGTTCTTCTGTAAGCAAGAAAACAACATGCCTGGTGGTGAAGGAAAAAGGATTGGGAACCATCAAGGAAAAGAAAGCGGAACAATACGGAATACCCGTTTTCACGTTTGAGGAATTTAAGGAAAAATTCAATGTTTGATTGAGTTTCTTTTGTTTGTTTGACATAGTGGGAGAGGCTGGTTTGAGAAAATAAGCCTCTTATTTTTGTAAATCTTTTGGTAATGAGATATTGGTATAGAGATAAGGACTACGTTTATATTGGCTTTAATTATAACGCCAATTTTGTAAATAAAATGAAACGTGATTTCGGAGCCAAATATAACCCGGCTTTGAAAGAGTGGTATTTTGAACCTTCTTTAGAAAAATCTCAAATGTTAAAATATTTCTTGGAGGGTAACGGATTCAAGAACGAAAAACCGGAAAGACAGATAGAAATACCCCTAAAGGAAATCAAGCCCCTTGTAAATGAAAAGGAGTTGAAAGAAATGTTCGATTACCTGGGATTGCCGCTACATCTAAGGGATTATCAGATAGAGGGCGTGTCCTATATGGTTAATCATGGCAATTGCCTTAACGGTTGCGGTCCGGGCGTAGGGAAAACAAGACAGTCCATAGCACTGGCAGAATTGCTTAACCTATTCCCCTGCATTGTGGTTTGTCCGGCAACGGTAAAACAAAGCTGGGTCAACGAATGGAAGTTGTGTAACCCTAACAGAACGGTACATGTGATTGATTCAAAGGACGAGACCAACACGGACTGGAAAGCGGATGTTACGGTAATAAATTATGACTATCTTTTCAAACGCAGCGCAAAGGAGGAAGGTAAGAAAGAAGTAAAACTTCGTTACAGCCGTTCCCTTACCAAGAAATGGGGATTAGCGGTAATCGATGAAATACACCTATGTAAGAATCCGAAATCTATACGCTCTAAATGTGTGCAGAAAATTGTGGAGAATGCAGAAAAAACAATAGGATTAAGCGGTACGGCAATTATGAACAGACCCCAGGAGCTTATCAATATATTGCGGATTCTTGGAAGGTTCAAGGAGATATTCCCGGATTCGTTATATTATCTCTACAGATATTGCGCTGCAAAGAAAACGCGGTTTGGACTTGTATGTACTGGGGCTTCGTGTACGATGGAGCTAAATAAAATAATAAGACATTATTGTTATTTCCGGAAGGAATTGCGAGACGTGGTGAACGAATTGCCGCCTATAATCAAACAGACAGTGAATGTACCGATAACCAATAAAAAGGAATATAGGAAAGCAGAAAAGGATTTTATCGAATGGCTGGCTAATATTGACATAGAGGCGGCAGAACGTGCCATACGTGCGGAGCAGCTTGTAAGGTTGTCCGGATTGAAAAAGCTGTCTATAAATGGGAAAATAAAGTTCATTGTCCAGTTTTTGAAGGAATGGAGCGAAGCGAACGAGGACGAGAAAATGATAGTATTTGGTATCACGACCGACATACTGGAAAGGCTTGGAAAGGAGTTCAAGAACAGTGAGGTAGTGACCGGGAAATACAGCACGGAAGAGAAGATGCGAAAGGTTGAAACATGGAAGAAAGAAAAGACTTTCCTTTTTGCCAACATTGCATCATTATCCACGGGTATAGACGGATTACAGAAATATTGTTACAATATGGCGTTTATCGAATTGCCGCAACGCCCGGCAGAACTGGAGCAGGCAACCGGGCGTATAGACCGCATGGGGCAGACGCAGACAATGAACGTCTATTTTTTGTTGTCCAGTGACACAATAGATATGCAGATACGCGAATTGCTGGACGGAAAGATAAAGGTAACGGATGCGGTCAACAAGGGCATTGACGTACAGGTAAGCCGTGACGATTCAATGGATATTGCACTGATAAAGAAGTTGAAAGAATGGAAAGAAAAGAAATAACAATATTTACCGACGGCAGTTGTGAATGGAAGTCACGTCTTGGCGGTTGCGGTGTGTATATCCAGGAAGAAGGAAAGGAATACTTTATTTCCAAGGGATACAGCGACACCACCATAAGCAGATGTGAATTAAGGGCGATATTGCATGCCGTGCAGAGTATGAAAAAGGATGTACCTCTAAAGGTTACGATATGGAGCGATAGCCAGTATGCGGTTAGCTGTATGACAGACCCGGAATTAAGACCGACGGTAAACAAGGATATTATAGAAAAAATAAAACAAGAACTATGCGAGCGTAGACGGATGGTCGTACGGTTTATGAAAGTCCGAGGGCATGAAAAGGATGTAAACAACCCTATAATATACGGAAATCATGTGGCCGACATGTTAGCAGATTACAAGAATTTTGATAATTACGAACTTGATAAAATGATAGAATTATGAATGAAGATTTTGTTTGGACTAAAGAAGAGAAAGTTAACAAATTGTTTAAAGTTTTGAACGTATTAAAGAACAATTTGCAGTGTAAACGCATGGTTGTGGGTGGAAGTATGGCTATGTATATACATGGTTTCAATGTGGAACCACACGACCTTGATATAGAGATGGAAGGGATAAGCGACGATTCATTACGCGTTTTAAAGACAATGGCAGGGATAAACAAGGACATGAAAAGCGACATCCTTTCCGAATATCTGGAAACAAGTCCTCTATATCGTATAAAGATAGAGGATGTGGACATAGACATATGGGTAATGAATAAGATAGACTACAACAGGACTGTTTTCTACAATAATATAGAATTCGGTGATGTTCTAAGCGTAGTTAAAAAGAAAATGGACATGAAGCGCGAAAAAGACTATAAATCATTGGTAGATTATATCAATCAGTTAACCTATTTTACAAGATGAAATGGAGTGACAGACAATTAGCCATTTTCGACGCATACGAAAATACACGGAAAAACATTGCTATAGAAGCGACGGCAGGAAGCAGCAAGACAACTTGTATAGTGGAGTGTTGCAGAAGGACACCACCTAATAAAAAGGTTCTGTTTATGGCATTCAACAAAAGCATTGCGGAAGAATTGAGGGAACGTTTGCCGTCCCATATAGACGTCAACACCTTTCACTCTAAAGGTTTGCGCGTGCTGCTTTCCAATTTCCGTATAAAACCGAAAATCAACGAGAATAAATGCTTTGTTATCGGGAAGAAAATTCTGGACACAAAGGATATGGACGTGAAGCAGCAGATTCGATACCTATTCGAGATTCAAATAATATGGAACTACATAAGGGTCAACCTTATTACGGATTACGAGAAGGAAATACCGGGTATCTGTATTGAAAAGAATATCGAATTCCAGGAACGTATGGTAGGGGACATGGAACAAATTAGAAATGCCTGGCACAAGGAAATGAAGAAGATAAATTCAGTAAAAGAAATTAACATTGATTTTACTGATATGCTTTATTTCCCTTACCAACTACTTGATAGTGAGGATTTCCCTAAATATGATATTGTTACCTTGGACGAACAACAAGATGCGAATACCTTACAAAAAGAGCTTGCTTTACGCTATATAAAGAAAAGCGGTCGGTTTGTAGTTGTTGGTGATTCCAGGCAATGTATATACGGTTTCCAGGGGAGTTCTTTAGAGGTTTTCAAGTCCTTGCAATCTTATCCCAACACCATAGTATTACCGTTGGATATTACATACAGATGCGGCAAGAACATAGTCGAAGAAGCTCGAAAAGTTTTTAACAACGGGATTGTTGCTGCACCTAATGCGATAGACGGTATTGTAAGAAAAGGAGAGTTTGACGAAGCGGAAAACGGGGATTTTATTCTATGCCGGAACAACCTACCTTTGGCAACTGTCTTTCTCTATTTGTTAGAAATGGGAAAGAAAGCGACAATAAAAGGTAAGGATTACGGTGATGCACTTGTGGCGTTGGTGGATAAGATAAAACATATAGAGGACCTGGACGCGATGTGTGAAAGGAAAATTTCGGAACTCAAAGAACGGGGTTTTACTGATATCCAGGCAAAAAATAACCCTTCCTATGTAACCCTTCTTGAAAAGTGTACTATATTGAAAATGCTTTACAAGAACTGGGGAGATATGAAGAAGTTGGAAGACAATATAAAGGAGATATATAAGGACGATACGGAAGGTATCGTATTATCCACTATCCACAAGTCTAAAGGACTGGAGGCAGACCGTGTTTTCTTGCTGAACAGGAGTTTGATTCCCAGCAAGTATGCGAACACGGAAGAAGCATTATATAATGAAAAATGTTTATTGTTTGTGGCTATAACCAGAGCAAGAAAGGAGCTTGTATATTGCAATGTTTGACGATGAACCAAAGAAAACCGTATATACGGAAATAGACCGCGAATTTAAGCGGATGAAACCAGGAACCGAATTTTGTCGGATTGAATTAATCACCAAGATAAAGGATTTCCACCCTGGTTCCGTTAGAAGTGGAATAGACCACTTCCTATTAAAGAAAATGAGTAAAGGAGAAGTAAAAAGAATTGACAAAGGTAAATATATGAAGTTATGAAAAAGCCGAAAATGTATATTCCCGTAATAGAACCGGGAAAGAGTGTATCACTTGTGTGTGCAAACAAAGTAACGGGATTGGAGGACCATTTGCCGACCCAGGAAATGCTGAATATCCACATGGAACAGCAGAAGATAATGATACAGAAGGATAAGGATTATAAGGTACATCCTTTATATCTTTTCGTGGAAAAAGAAGAATTCAATGATTTGATACGAAGGATAAGAGGGAAGAACAGAAACGCGGAAACGGCTTGTATTCCGCTTGTATGCCAATATCCGGCAGTCCCTATATGCGTGCTTTGTCTCAAACAGGAAGAGGAGGGGAAAGAATGATATTTGAATGTACGTTTACCTATATGGCACCGGACCCGAATTTGACAAACGGTAATTATAAAAAGTTTGTCGATGTCATAGCCGTACAAGCGGAAAATTACATGGACGCTGAAACAATGGCAACTGGGTACGGGATGTTCAATATAGATGCGGACTTTGCCATATCTCCTATTAAGGAGGTGATTATAGATTCGGTAAAACGTAATGAGGAACACGGGGGAAGATGGTACAAATGCACGGGCGTATATAGCGAGGTAACCGTTTCTGGAAAGATAAAGCAGTACAAGATGATTATATTGCAACAAGAAGAAGACTTCGTGAAAGCCTCTACTAAAGCGCTGGAATACATGCAGGATTGTGTAGGCACATGCAGACTGATGAAGGTAGAGGAAACTCCTATAATCGAATATGTGGAAAAGGACTGATATGTTAATTATATGTTAAAAGCACATACGCAGTTGCTTATGTCATAACATAATCTTATCTTTGTGGTGTGATAAGGAAAACGATAAGTCAAACAAGTAAAAAGATAAGATTATGAATTCAGTATTTAAAGCCAAGAAACAAATGTTAGAAAACACTCTTTCAAAGGTTGCAAAAGTTAGTGTTGAAATAACTTTTGCCCGTGCTAACATGATAACGATAGCTTGGGATGAAGAAAACAAAAGCGCGTTTGAAAGATTGCAGAACTACTTCAAAGGAAAACTTTTTGGCTACGAATACGACGAGGAATGCGATATGTCTGTTTGTTGTTTGAATTTATAACAAGAAGGGCTTTTAAAAGCCCTTCACAATTACAATACTATGATAAGAATAACCAACCCCAAAGGAGAAACCCAGGTGCATACGGAAGAAAGCTATGAAAAGCTTCTGTGGCAGTTTGCAGAATCTAAAATGATGGATATGTGGTGCCAGAAACACCATCTTATTCCTATCTATATACACCAGGGAGAACAAATACTTAACAAGATGGTGGTAGAATCATTTTTGGAAGCATTTAACTATAAAGTAGAAAAGAATTATGAAAACTAAGAAATTCGGAGTAGGCGACAAGGTAAAGATACTCCATTGTTCTGATATGATGCTAATCGGACAGATTACAGAAGTGGCAAGTATATGCGGAACAGAAAGTAACCGCTATTATCATTTGAAGATAGACGGTGAACAAAGAGCGTTTATACCGCAGAACCTGGAATTGGTAGAAAAGTATAAGGAGGATAAAGAATGACCTACACAGAAGAAAGAACCTATTGGTTGGAGTGCATGATAAAGGCAAGCAGATACGGACTTGAACCGGAAGTAGCTGTTACAGCGCTTGAATACCTAAAGGAAGACCCGAAATTAAGTATAAGCCAATGCCTGGAAATGGCGCTAAAAGATTGGGATATATGATACAGAAGATAATCGCTTACCTCTATCAAAAGAAGGTTACGAAGACTTATAACGATAGCAACGACGGCTTCATCTGCAATTTCGTCCTGGAATACAAGGATAAGGAAGACTTTGTGCATAAGATGGCGTGCTATGCTGTCAACTTTGAACCTATAGTCATAGGAAGCGAGAACCGCTATTTTGTCGAAGTGGACGTGCATGCGGTCCAGAATGTCAGATACAATAATGACAGGGTATGGATGCCGCAATGTAGAGTTATGAAAATGGATTTATTGTTACAGCCGTGGGAATTGACAACGGCAGAAAAGGAAATTGAAAGGTATTATGCAGAACAAAGAAAAATTTGCAGAACCGGATATGACAGTGAAACCGGAAGAAATGCTGTGGTTTGAATCAACAATCAGTGAAAATGTGGAACCAGAGTTTTCATTCGTTGAACAGGAAAAGGAAGAAGTTTTGGTTTCGTGTACATGGTATTAAATTAGTGAAATAACTATTGATTATCTCCCTATTAAAACTTACCTTTGTGGGTAAAACTTCTATATATGGCAAAAAAGATAGAATATACTAAAGAGGACATTCTAAAAGATGCGCCCGATTTCGTTTTAATCGCTTCACCCTACATGCAAGACAAGTACGTAGCTTATGAGATGGTAAGAAGGGAGCTTGACGAACACCCCGACCGTTTCATGCAGTACGAAGGAAACGAAGGGTACACCTACGTGATAGACCTTAAGCTCGTGAACATAAAGGGTATCATGGCGAAACGCGGAGCGTCCCAGGAAGCAATAAATGATGCTACAGAAATTCGTACAAACGTGATGTTGCCCCTTCTTGCCAAATTCCACAGGGTAAAGAGCGAGTATTTCCACGCTTTCGACTTGCATAATGACAAGGCAAAGGCGCTTGCCAAACTCACCCCTATGCTTCTGGACTTGTTCGGCTCTATGCACAACCCCAAGGATATAATCAAGATTATACGGAAAAAGGAGGGATATTCGCTCGGTGAAGAAGATTTGGTAAAATTCTTCAACAATCACAAGTCACTCATAGAAGCAAGGCAAAGCAAGTACGTGATGCGTTCTGACCGCTATAAGGTGGCAACGGAAGCCGGAAGACTGGAAATCATAAATGACTGTATGACAGACTTGCAGCTTAAATATGAAGAGTTCTGGAGCAAAGGGAATGTGGGAAGTGCACTCAATATCCTAAAGGAAATACGCGCCTTGTTGGAAGCCGCACGGAAGGAAGTAAAAGGTAATGAAATTAAACTTACAGTTGACGGAAAGATAGACATAAACGCGACATTGCACGGAGAGGAAAACATAAGCCGTGTAATGCGTGACATACCCGTAAACAGCCTTATAGTGGGTATGGTGGCTGCAAAATCGGGAATAAAGCCCGAAATACTGATGCACCAGCTCTGCACCTCCTATTATAAGGACTTTAACGGCTTTGCAAGCAACCCGGTATTAGGGTCTGAAAAAGTCATGCTTCCTGGAGCATTGATAAAGTCCTATGACTGGAAAGAAATAGAAACGGAAAACAAGAAATTCGTGGAAGAAATGATACCCGAAGTGGTCGAGGCAGAGATAATCGAGGAACCGTCCAAATCAAAGACAAGAGAACGGCTTCTTAACCGCCTGCGACAGATGAAGGGTGTGGAAATTGGAAAGAAATAATTACATTTTGTTTTGACTTTTAGTTAGATTATGATTTTCAAAATTCATGTGGTGTACGGTCTGCGATAGATAGTACACCTATTTAAACAATTAAAAATAAAGTAGTTATGGTAAAGATATATGTTGAAGAAGTTATAAAGTGCATGATGGAAAGACTTACAAAAGAATATGGTCTGACCGAACAACAAGCATTAAAAGAAATTGACATTTGTATGGAAAGACTGTACGTGAAATGGATGCAGAACGAACCGATACCGGAAGAATACAATGATTAATTAACCCTATAATAATAAATAGTATGATAGTAGCAATCGCAACAATGAGAATGGACGAGGACACAACGGTACAGGTACATGTGCCTATGGATGTGGAAATAATGCAGGTTCCTCCTACAGACAAGGAAGTAGAGAAAATAAAATCAGTCCTGGAAGAGGAAACCGGGTATAAATTCGTATCTTTGGATTCGATAACATGGGATGTGGACTACGAGATTTAAAATCAAACGAAAAACTTTATGTTCATTTTTTGAGTATTAGTAGTTAATATCTAATTGACAGCCAGCAGTTTGTGATAAATAGCTGGCTTTTATTATATCCTTTGATATGTTAATCTTATGTTAAAATGACATAAGCACTTGCGTATGTCTGATTAAGTGCCTATATTTGCAATGTAATAAGGAAACAAGGTCAAACAAGTAAAAACAAAAGATTATGGCAAATCCTAAAGTAAAACCGGAAGGAAAGAAAATCGCAGAAAAGGTGATGGAGTTTATGGACGAATATTCATTTGACCCTATCTATAATGAAATAGAGAAGAACGGGGACGACACCTATATCAGCGAAATACTGCGCTGCTTCCCTACAAGAAGAATAATAAACGATTTGGACGAACGAGGAGAACTCCATGAAGCATACAAGGAATATGTAGACATGAACGGAGTAACTCTCGTAAAGGACATAGCAAAGAGAATGACAAACAAGGAAAAGCTCGAACTCGTATCGGAACTTTTCAAGATACCTTACCTGGCAAGCCCGGAAGAATACGGGGAAGCGATAGCGAAGGCAGCAAGGGAACAATATTACAGATAATCAATAACCAGCAAAAAAGCAGAACAAAATGAAGACCTATACAGTATATTTCAGTGAACCCGTAACAATAAAGTACAAGGGTGACAGATTCAACAAGGAATTGAAAAAGTGGGAACACGATGTGGACTGCGAAGAGACAAGCCCTATGTTCACCTTCCATTCCCTGGCACCTGCAAAGAAGCTTATCAAGGAGAATATGGACAAGTACATAGATTCCATCATAACGAAAACATGGGCAAACGGTGACTGGGAGAATCTTGGACCCATAAAGCTGTCCGGAAACAACAAGACTTTCGTCGCCAATACCCGACAAAGGGTCGCAAATTATTAAGTACACGGAAAGAAGGGGTGAAAATTGAAGTAGCCCCTATTTTCTTGACAATCAATATAGATATTTCACAGAACCTAAAAATAAAAAGATTATGGATAGAGAAGAATTCCAGAAAAAGTACGATAACAGTATTCTGGTGTGCTGTACAGAAAACAGTATCAAGAAAGTATTCAATATTTGCGATTTAATGGACTTAACAGTCTCTAAATCAAAACAGATTACTGCTATATTGATAGGAGAACAAACAGCAAAAAGTCCATTGTTCCACGTGGAACAATTCCTCAGTGATTTCTACAAGGGGATAGAAGAAGGAGAAAGGAAAGAGACAAAGATGTTTGAACAGAGGATGAACAATGCCATATACAAGCTAAAGCAGAAGTACGGATGCACGCATATAATCAAGGGAACCGATATGGGTACGGTAATACAGTTCATACAAGAATTAAACATGGAAGTGGTCCAGGAAGAAATGGACGATGTGATATACATAAAAGGGGAAAGGTGCGACAAACCATATATAAAGAATTCGACAAGACAGTTCATTGCCGACTTGATGTCTAATATGATTGACGTATTAGACTCCTTCATAAACAAGGAAACGAAGATTGAGATTAAGGAGAGCTGCAATGCAGAATATCTGATAAACGAGGCGGAGTTCTACATAACCAGCACATTCACAACGCCCCTACATAAGGAATATGACATGCAGAGAAAGGTCCTCTCAATCGGATTCGGAAACAAGAAAATGGTAATGGTAGACGAGGAAGATTTCCATGTGTTCTTGAAAGCCTTCTATTACTTATATAAGTGCAACGAGTGGATAAAGAAAGACGATGAGAAGAACAAAGAACAGCCAAAAGAACCCGTATTCAACAAAGGAAACAAAATAATGTACACCATCAAGGACAGCAACGGCAACACATACCCGGTAACCAGATTGTCAGAAAGAGTGTACGAATCAAAGGAACAAAAGACCCTATTCATAACGGACGAAGAAGGGGTAGTGACCGGGATATACAAGGAGAAATAAAAAGAGAGAAACACCCTCCACGATACCCTACAGACCATATTTTTATTATTAACCCGTTATACATTTGTTACAATGGTAATAGGGTATCAAAGAGGAAAAGCAGTGATATGAATAACCGGGAAGGGAAAGACCCTATGGCATAAAGGAAGGAAGTATGCCGGACCCCGATAACAACAGTATAAACCGTCAACCTATAATTGTTAATTTGCGAAAAAGGGAAAGGACATATGACGGACAATATGACGCAGGGAACAGTCCTGGAACGGTTATTGTATCATTGTAAAACGTGGAACAATCATATTAAAATATAATCGATTATGGAAAAGGATTTGAGAAACAACGTGAAGTTTATCTTGTTCTGCACGGAATGCTTGCAGGCAGGCGTGGTAATGACACCGAAAGAATATGAAGTGGCATTCATGGCGGCAGAAAAGTTCGAGGGATTTGATGACAAGAGCTTCGAGAACATGAAGCCCGAACAATTTGCACCCCGTATGAATGCTATGTTGCAAGCTATGTCAAAGCGGAAACAAATCATTGAAGGATTGACATTTAATCTACTGACAAAACGTAATCTCGACGAGCTGGCAAACAATGAAAACCTTGTGGAGGAAGTGATGAAAGCAAAACACGTAGCGGCAGCAATGGCAGACGAGATGCTGGAACCGGACGAGAAACTGGAAAAGGTTGTGGAGGACGGACGACGTGTAATCGAGCATTTCATTGACCAATGGAAGAGCACCCCTAAAGAAGAAGAGAAGAAGGAATACGAGCCGGAGAGTGACGCGGAAATTATCGGATAATTCTTTCAGTGACATTTTATTTTTCACAAAAGCCCCGAAATGGGGCTTTATTATCAATGAGTTATGGACAAGTCGAAATTGACGGAAGCAAACAGGCTATACAATAAAATCAATAATCTGAAAAGCGAACTCAAAGCGGTTTCCAGGTTCGAGACGGATACGAGGGTGACGGTAGCAAACCAATATGATTCCTATTTCCATGTGGAAGGAGAGACGATAAACCGGATTCTTGCAGTTGCCAAGGAAAGCATGGAAAAGGAATTGGAGGAGTGCGAGCGATTATTTTCAGAACTTTAGCTCGTTTTTGAAATAAAAACACTATCTTTGTTACCGTGATAGATAACTGGTAAGGTTGTATCACGGTTGTATTTAAAGGTTAACAAGGCGGTAGGGGTTGCAAGTCTGTATGGCTGAGGGTGAAAGCTTGGTTCAACGACTGCAACCCCTATTCTATTATCTAATTCATTTTGTATTATGGAAAGAAAAGAAATTATCGAAAGACTGAAAAAGTATTTTACGCTGCCGGAACTTGTATGCCCACACGTATACAAGAAGTATTCGGAATCGCAGATATGGAGCTTTTTCACGACCGAAGCACTGGAAACGCTCCTTGTATTGAGGGAGGAAATCCTATGCAAGCCCTTCATTATCAACAACTGGAAGAACGGAGGCAGCTATTCCCAGCGCGGTTTACGATGCAATGTGTGTGTTCTATGCAAGGAAAAGACAATGCTTGAAAAGCCATATATGAGCGCCCACGCCTTGGGTCGTGCATTCGACGTTACTGTGTCCGGTATGGAAGCGGAAGCGGCACGGAAAATCATTGTGGACGATTCCGACAAGCTTCCTTATCCTATCAGACTGGAAGACGGTGTTAGCTGGCTGCATGTGGACACTATGGACCTATGCAACGGGCAGAAGGTGACACTATTTAATGCGTAAATATATTTTACTATATACAGAAAGTATTCTCCCTTATAGGGCAATCGATACTACAGTATACTGTAGCCGCGATTTTGCAAATTTCGTATTTTTATCATTTGTAAATTTAAATTGAAATAATTATGTATCCTACTAAAGTAAGCATAGCAAATAACAAGGGGTTTGAGAGCATAACAGCGATTTCACGCGCTTTCGAGATTGGTGTACCGGACAAAGATGTGGTACTGTCAAAGTACACCTTGGTTCCCGATGACAAAAGGGCGTTTCTTATTATTCCATTGGCTGCTGGTACTGTCAAAGTACACCTTATCGGTGAGACTGGTCCAGATACATACACCATTTCCGAGACCGAGGTTTCCGCTTATATGGGTTCTCCTATGCCTTATCTTATTGATAAAGTATTTGTTGACGGTACTACTGCACAATTTAATATAGGGTTATGATTGGTATTGGTACAAGTCTTTTGTTTGGCAGGAGGGCTGGCAAGGCTGGTCCTCCTATTCCACCCTTCAATAAAGCTATGGTGGACGCATGGTTTATGTCCGGTTTGTCCAATATTGACAAGCCTTCTTCTATTCGTGGAATTAAGGGTAATGAGATGGCTCTCAAGAACTTCACTTATTCTCTTTCTTCCGGATTCGGTAAGTATGAGATAGATTTCAATTCTTGGACAAAGAATGTAAATGCAGCCAATTTCACAAACTCCGATTCTATTATTCATCTGACGGAAATATTGGTTGCAGACAGTAAGTTTTTACAGACATCTGTAGACGCAACAATATCTTCATACCAAGTAAAGGTGGAAGGCATAACGGATGATATAAAGTTAAGATATGTATCTTATGCCGAAGACGGTACCGGAACATATACCTATCTTAAGAATGGTATCAATAATCTGCCAATATCCTACAAGAAATATACCGGGTTTGCTGCATCTGTAATTGGTACTTGTAATATCACCATTACCCAACTGCCATCTGCCTATGAAGGCGCGCTGGTATTCGACGGAGTGGATGATTACGGTATATGTACCGGACTTCCTATTCTTGACGATTATACAGTGATATGTAGGAGGGTACTTGAAAATAATGTCAAGAATGTTGTTGCTTCAAAATCAGTTGTTGCTGGTAATGGAGCTTTCATTTTTGAATATGGAAATAATGCTACATATTCTTTCAGTGAATATACGTATGGTCTGGCTGTAAATTTAAAAGATTCCGTTTCGTATCAAACTAAAAATTCCTATAATGGGAGTACGATTACGGTAGGTAATGCAGACGATACCGATACATTGACTTTAGGTATTATAAGAGAGGGAGACAGTAGACTTTTGAAAGGAGCTATCTATTATTTTGCCCTCTATAACAAGTCTCTGACCATTGAAGAGATAGAGACCGAGAAGGAAAGACTTAATGAAGAATGGTTGAAACGTAAAACTGAATAATATGAAGTGGTTAGTTATACCTATAGAAGAATTAAAAGAATTTGATAAGGACTGGGAGACAAGACGAATGAATAACGACGGCATGAAGGCGTTGCTACATGAAGAGACGTACAACATGATTGTACCTCCTATCATGATGCTTTCGGAAGGTGAAGAAGTTGTGGAAGAAGTCGTTTATCCTTATCCTTTAATGGATGAAAACGAGATTAACAGTTCTGATGACTGGGTTAATGATAAGGTGATTTGATTGTTTTCGGGGTGCCGGGAATTCGGGTGTTTTATCCGGTTCCCGGTTTTTCATTTTCTCTATTTTATTGTACACTGAAAAACAATTCAATTTTCAGAGTTAGGGTTAACTGTCTAATAATCATATACCATTTTCTCCTATTTTTGAAAAATATAATGTCACTGAAAGAAAGGTTATGTTAATCTTATGTTAAAATGACATAAGCACTTGCTTATGTCTAAATAAGGTCTTATATTTGCGTTGTGATAAGAAAACGAAGTCAAACAAATTAAAAGAATTGAGATATGAAAGCAGAATTTTACAAGGTGAGAGGTACGGAAATTGAAGAGATAATGAAGAGAGGTAATAACAACGAAATCTCCTCTATGATTTCCAAGAAACAACAAGCGCTTGCCGACGCACTCGAAAACGTAGATTTTTATAAGTCTATCGGTAATATGGAATTTGCAGCCAACGAACAGAACCGCGCTAAACTCCTTCAAAGGCAGCTCAAAATGTTGAACAAATAAAAATATACAAATCATGAAAGCAATCGTAGAAAACCCGTTGAATGTTAATTGTTCACCAATAGCAATTTTTCTTTATGTCAATATACTTAACAGAATAACCTGGTGTAAAAACGAAAATGAACTTAGAGATACTATGAAGTTCTCTTCAATCGAATACCCGGTTACATTCAATTCTATTTTTGATTACGGCTTCGGTTCCAACCATATGTGGGTCAGTGAGAAGGAAAGCGGTAAACGCCTTATTCTTGTTGAATTCTAAAAATTTTACATTATGAAAAAGCAGCTTATAAATTTCTTTCACGGTCGTTTCGGTAATAAAGTATTGAAGACAAAGTATCGTGAATGGTGGGTACGTTTCTGGTACGGAACCGGGGCAATCGCCTTTTGTTTCCTATTCTTCGGAATGATACAATTCTTGTCCTGGCTTTCTGATTTGATTAATTATGTTTTCTAATAAAAATATTTTACAATTATGAAAAAGGTTTTGTGTAACAAGGACGGCAAATTTTTGTCTATCCATGATGGGGATTGTACTCTTACAGAACTCAATGACGGTGACTGTCTGACACATGAAGACGGTACGATAACAATATATAGAGAAAACGAATGTAAAAAAGATATTTCTAAAGTATCTTATCACGTTTATTTACGCAATAATGAATTACATTTTCTTAAAACTGGAATGTCATTTTCTTACTATGATTTTATCCCATCTTTCAGATTTTCTACAGAAGAAGAAAAAGAACGTATGTACAAAGTTCTTTCTGAAAACAACCTATACTATGACGAGAAAGAAAAATGCTTTAAAAAGCTTCGCTGGCGTGCCAAAATCAGCAATTCCTATTACTATATTGACTGGAACCGTTTTGTGATATGTAAGACTACAGAGGAAGAAAACGAATCGGACAATTTACGGTACAAAAACCTTAACTATTTCCAGACCAAGGAAGAAGCGGATACCAAGTTGTTTGCAGTTAAATCGGTTCTCAATGATTAAGAAAGAATGTTACATATGGGTCGGACAGATTATCGAATACCGGGGAATGACGCTGCGAAAGGTACGTCCGGGAAAATACATTGTCATTTCTCCTTGTTCCCTTGTTTCAAGACCCGTATATATTGACAAGAACGAAAATTTGACCGTTCTTTAGTATTAATTATTTGTTTTATTTTCATATATTTGCAGCTATGGTAACAGCGATATTTATATGTCTCGTTCTTCTTACAGTAGTCCTTATTACTCTTCTTTTGTGGTGCATAGGGACGGTTACGGGAATTCAGAAAAGAATGGACGCTCTTCTTTATGTGGTCTCCTATATAGACCTTATCCAGAGAAAGCGGTTTATCCGGTATCTGGACCAGCTTTCCCGGAAGATGAGTTGTAACGAGGACGAGATGGAAGACAATCAGAAACAGTTCCTATTCCATTTAAGCCAGGAATTGACGAACGAGATAAAAAGGATGGAAGACGATTATAAAGATTTGATATAATGGCAAAGAAAAACGAATTTACATACAAAAAAGGGTGCCAATATATAAACTGGCTCTGTATTTCCAATAAACTTTTCTTGCTTCGTGATGATGACAATATAAGCGACGAAGACAAAGCATCCATTTCACGCGCCCTAAAATGCAAGACAGGCGATATCCTTTGTCTTGTCCTGGGACGGAACATCAGCTATTTCGGATATAGTAAGCTTATCGAAGACATGGGAGGACGGACGACAGAAAGTATAGTGCAGTCCAAGAACCCGGTTTTTTCTTCCATCTACTGGACTGGTGACAAGAAAGCGGCTATCGAATCTCACACCATTTTCATTCCCTGGAAGGAGCTTAAGGAGCTTATCAAGGATTGGGATTACCCGACATATTTTCAACCGGAAATCGTTTAGAACCTTCTTTCTCTAAATTTTATATATTTGTTTGACTGACACCCGGTTACGCTCTTCGTGAAAGAATGTTTCCGGGTGTTTTCTTTGGGATTATATGTTAATCTTATGTTAAAAGGACATAAGCAGTTGCTTATGTCTAAATAAGGTTTTATATTTGCAATGTCTTCTTAAGGGAGGCGGTTAATTAGGTCAAACAAATAAAAACGCTATGGAAGTTTACGTAATTGAAACAATGGGAGGACAAATAGTTAACGGTGAATATAGCAAAGAAATTTGTCCAAAATTCCTTGAATCAGTGGTAAAAGACAATTTCAACAAATTAGGATATTGCTTCTATCAATCAAGCGAATATGAATGTATTATATATCCCAATCAAGAATCAGCCGAACATGCCATTGAATGGGCGTTAAATTAATTGTCAAGCGAATAAAATCTTTACAATCATGGCAAATATAGACTTTTTCAAGAATCCCGATTCATACGAGGTATATGTAACAGTCAAATTCGGAACATGGAAAGTGGCCGAAATAAAGCGTTTTCCGTCTCCTACAGATATTCTTCACGGTAACATCATAGAATATACCGAAAACAAACACATGTGCTCTGAAAAGGACATAAAAGAGATTGAGGAATTTACTATTAACAATGTCATTATAAAGCTTTTATTACAGAAATGAGAACATTAAGCAAAGGAAACTACCGGGTCGTGTATGACCCGGCAAAGGGCGAAAGCATGAGTATGATTGCCGTATACAGAAAGAACCTGGACGGCACGTTATCCCTAATAAATAAAGAGATGGGAGAAGTGATGGACGATGATACCCTAAAGGAATATGCAGTAAAAATTATTAACGAACTAAATAAAAAGGAGGATTAAGCTATGAATGCAAGTATCGTGTTTTTATGTATCATTATTTTTATCGTTCATCTCATGCTGAGTGCTGAGGTAGGTTCCACGGCAGAAAGAATGAACAGAAGTTTTGGATTATGGATGCTTTTAGCGCTTATCATTTCCCCGTTTATCACAGCCATCTTTGTTCACTGCCTGGGACCTATTCCGGTTCTTGAAAAGAAGGAGAAAGAAGACGATGAAGCCGAGAAGTAACAGGTATATCTATTATTATGACAAACGGTCGAAGAACAAGCCGTACCGGGTTATAATAGAGGTTGAAAAGAAGAAGTACAATATCGGTTATTTCCGGACCGTGGAAGAAGCAAGAACAGCCCGTGACGAGTTTATTAAAAATCATTTTTCCGTCTCCATAAGCTGGCAACGGTTACAGGAAATGAATGTGATTGTGGATAAGATTGCCGAACTTTCGGAAATTCTTCTCTCCTATAGGGATATTTCCACAAATGAGGTTATTCGGAAAATCGGGAATATCAAGCAGAACGCGATTTCCATAAAGAAAGTTATTGCATAAATATTCACTCAATTTATATAATTATTCATTTTTGTTTTGTAGTATGAGAACCTGGGTTTAGCGAAACCCGACAGACTGGGACGTTGTGAAACGTCCCTTTTCTTTTCTAAATCTTGACAACCGAGTTAATAATACTTGAAGAATGACAAAAAACCATAATCTACCAGTCCTTTTTCTACTGCATTCGCTTCTTGTTCAAACACGATTGCATGGTAACAGTCATGGTTTATAGCCTTGATTCTCTTAATCCATTTCTTTATACCGCCACTGAAACCCGGGTGATATTTGATTAAGGCTCCTATTACACGTACAAGCCATTCCAGGGCGTAATACAGATAGAACGTCAACGGGATAAGGAGAAGTAGCCAGGGGCACGAGAAAACGCCTGCAAGACCGCTAAAAAGCACGGTGCCTGGTATCATTAATGATTTCCATTGATAGGAATGCGTTTCTTCATGTTTTAGGAATTCTTCGTCGTAATACTCTTTCATTTTCTTGCATAACAGCCAGCAAAAAATTAGGATTGCGGAAAAGTTCGGAATGATAATTTTCGCAATTTTCGATTCATAAATTACCTTCATGTTACTAAAATTTTAGGGTTAAACACTGGGTAAAAGTAGGAATTTATAACAATAATATTGTCAATATTTATTACTATTTGTAACTGTCTGATTTACAATGCGTTTTGTTAACTTTGACCGCAAATATATCTATGAAAAAATATTTTTCTTTTCTATCTTTTGTTGTATAATAGGAGTATATGATATTGGGTGATATATTACGCGCGTGCGCGTGCGAGCGTAGGCGAGCGCGCGCATCATGTGCGCGTATAGGCGCACATGCGTGTGCATGCGTGTGTGCGCGCGTATGGGGAGGGAGGACAAGGCAAAGGACAGGAAAGGAGGGGAAGGGAGGACGAAAACGAAGAAGAAAGCCTATAAGGGGGATGAAAAGTGAAGGGATTTTGGGAAAAAGGCGCGCCCGGCAAAAATTTTCTCGAAAAAATTTTGTGGATTGAAAATTTATCCCTATGTTTGCAGTGCTTAAACAAATGGCGGCTTGGTTCTGAAAAGAGCTGGGAACCGCAAAAGAAAAGGGGTTTCTACAAAGTAACGCTTTTACAAACACCTCTTTTAAAATTTCCCCTTTTCTTTTTGTTTTGTAAGCAGGTGTTTGTAAGCGTGAATATCCTTGAGCAAGATATTTGTAAAAATGGAAATTTTGTAAAAGCGTTAATTTGTAGAAAATGAAAAAAGATACACAGAAGCGCAAAGCTTCAAAAATTAAGAACGAATACATATTAGTTTTGGAAGCAATTTCAAAAGTGCTGACACAGTTTACACGTGTAGAGAATCTGAATGAGCATAAATTCAACAGAGACCCCTATTACTCATTCATTTATCCGGATTTAAGCACTAATGAAATGGTTAAGGCTGTTTCTGCATATACAGGTCTTGATAGACAGAAAGTACGTAAAAGCATTACATTTTTAAGATTGAACGATTATATAGATTTTAAGGATAGAACTCATTGTAAGATTATTAAGAAGATTGATTTTAAAGAGATTGTAAGAATACCCGAATATTTTAAGATTGCCGCTAAAAATAAGAAGATTGTTTGGACTGAATTCAACCAGAAGGTTTTAGATTACATCAGCAAAAGAAAAGGTTGTTTTGAATACGAAAAGAGAGAAAGCCAGGTTACGGATGAAGAATTGGAAGATTTTAGAGAACACGGAATGACTTTTGACGATGAGAAGTTTTTAAGGATAAATCGCTATAAATGGCAGGATTGCGACCCGGTTTTTTATGAAAAGAAGGCAACAATAGCCTTTAATCTAAAGTGCAGTATAGGCACCGTAAAGAATACAATTAAGAAGCTTAAAGTGTTGTTTGGCAGAGAAGTAAGTTTTAAAGATACTCCAGTAGAGAAGGTTAGACGCGTTCATTATTCACATTCCTATAGGATAGAATTACCAGATAGAAGGGAATGGAAAGATATTTTACTTAAAGAGTTTAATAGCTTATATGAAAGTGTTATAGATGGCAGAAGAAAGGTTATAGATACGCTTAGGGATGTTGTTTGGGATAGGCAGGATGAAAGAGAAGAACAAGAACGGGAAAAGAAAAAAAAGGAAGGCATTTTTTGTTCTGAATATACACGTATAAGCAAGCAGGATTTTGATGCAAATGTAGGAGTGCAGTATAGCGTTTTGATGGGATTCAAGAAGAAGAAAACCTATACTGCCATTGAAGAAAAAGAGGATTATGAAGAAGAGAATAATTATACAGAAAAATACGAGGAAGAAGATTTTGATAATGATGCAGACGATTTAGAAGAATATGAAGAAAAAGAATATAGATGGAACAAATATCGTTGCCATGAGGCACCGGAATATGAGGGTTATGACCCTAACGAATTTGAAGTGTATTAGAGTATGGAAACGGTAAGCAGCTACATATACAGCGACTATGAGAGCGAAGACGTAGAACTGTACGCAGAACAGATGATACGCGACCGGAAAGAACGCGACGAGAAGCGACGCGAGCAGATAGAGAAGGCTTTGGAGAAAGCCGAAAGGACCAGGAAACGCCTGGAGAACCGAAGACGGAAGTACATAAAGACACATCCTATCCGCGCGAAGTACAAATACCCATGCTTGGATAATTATTCAAGGTAAAAGCTTGGTTATTTGACTGATAATGCCTATTTTTACCGTTGTAATTGCAATTTCGTTATAACTTTAAAAGGCATTATTCATGAATATTAATAAAAAAGAAGAGAAAGTGTTCGGACGTGCACAATTTGAACAATTTCTCATTGACAACGACTACGAAGCGTTCACCGCAAAGCAGGTAGCGGCTTTTGCTACTGATGTTTTGAACAAATCGGAAAACAACGAAATGGACGAGTTCGAGAAAGCATGCGCGGCCGCGGACTGGAAATCACTTGAAACGGTTAAAGTGCTGAATGACATTTACGAGGAAGAACCTATGTTCATAAGACCCTCACAAGTGGAAGTGATACCGGGAAAGGAAGGAATTTTCAAATCAATGTCCGAGAACCGGGACATGTTGCGATACAAGGAAACCCCTCTAAACATTTTCAAGGGCATAGCCGGAATGTGCGTATCTGACGATATAGAGAAGGCACGGAAGGGTGAACCTATCGGAACCGTAAAAAGCTGGGGAGGGAAAGAATATGTGAAGACCGCTAACGGATGGGTACGACGCCAGGGAATCAAGACAAAGGAGACCGCGAAGGAGGAGAAGCCGAAAGAAAAGAAAGGCGGTTTTCCTACAGTTGAAAAACTCGTGGCTGCGGCCGCAAAGTCGGGGCACAACCCTAAAGAGGCAGAGAACGTTATCAGAGAACGCTATGACTATCTGAAAAAGAAATATCCGGAAGCCTCACCAAGTAAACTTGTACACATTGCATATACAATTTCCTAAAATTCCGTCGCATATGATTATGGGAAAACTACATAAAATAAGGGAATACGTAATGAGTTTATATTTTCCCGTGTTGTTGAGCATACCTATCTCTTTTTCCAACACGGCATCCTTCATTGAGAAATATGTGTTTCGGGACTGGGAATTCTTGAAATACCTAATGATTCTTATAGTGATAGATACACTTGTAAGCTGGGTATATCATATCAAGAACAAGGACTTTTCAAGCAAGGGATTTTCAATGATTATTACGAAGCTTTTCATTTATTCCGCTATTCTGATTGTTTCGCATGTGATGGGGAACTTTACTGTGGAAGGCGGCAATGTGGAGATATACACATGGTTCCGTGCTGTGGTGTGTAATGCGCTTATAATACGTGAATCAATCTCAATCGTGGAGAACGCGGCAAAGGTAAGCCCCACTTTGGTACCTCAGAGAATAAGGAAATATCTGTCTGATTTCGACGAGTTCGGGGATAAGAAACCGGAGACGATAAAGGAAATGAAAGGAGAATGACTATGGCGCAAGGAAATTATTTGCCCGGAACCTATTCAAGGGTCGGAACGGAAGAAAACCCGGGCACATACCTTGGAGGAGATTCGGGCGGTACTTCACAGACAATGCCGCCAAAGGTGAAGAAGGTATGGGTGCTGGAGCACGACAGATGGAACATGCGCAATTATTGGATTTCTGGAGGGAAGTTCAGTATTCCGGCAGTATGGGTACTTACCAAAGGAGTTTGGGACAACTTCGGCAAATGGATGAAAGACGGATTTTGGAGAATGGGACAGCTCATTTTCTCTACAGACAATATTTGGCATGATAATTTCGTATGGTATAACGATTTAAAGTTTAAATTTTAGAGATTATGAAAAAAGCAGTTTTTTATCAAATACAGGACGGTGATACCGGGGCACAGGTTGCACAGGGATTGCAAGGCAATTTCGAGGCTTTGCAGCAGGAGATAGAAGCAATTCCACCCTATTCCTTGCCTATTAAGATGGACCCTAATAGTGGAATTATCAACAGTGAGGAGGACTATAACAGTATTCTCCCCGAATCCTATCTGACGGAATATCCGTGGCAGGCTGAATATGCAGGTGGTCTTCCTTGGTTATGGATGAACTTCAAAGCAAAAGTATCGGAAGGTACTCAGATTTGCATTAAGCATAACAACAAGTTCTGCGAGTTCACCAACATTCCAGAAACTATCGGCACCGTATCTGTTGACAAGAAGATTCTGACAATGAAGGAGAAGAACGAATATCTGGGTTTCGAGTGTCAGAAGGATTTGGGTGTACAGAAAGTGGACTTGAAAGGCATTTACCAGGTTTACGTACTGGATGCTGACGGTTCCGTGGAACAGGAAATTGTATTTGAATGTAAGTAATTAACAATTAAAAATAGAAAAGATTATGAGACTGTATAGATTTTTGGACGAAGACAAGAATATTGATGTGACATTGGTAACTGATGGTAGTTGCGACCAGAAGAAAGTATTCATCACTGAATCACCGCGCGGAATTACCCCTAAAGGAAACGTGACAGACCCGGAAGGCGGTGTCGAGCTTTTGAAGCTTGGTTTCAAATGGAATGTAGGCGAAGCCGTGATGCACGAGGAACTTGTAGCATTTGCAGAAGAAAAGGGTTTGGAATTAATTATCGACCCCCAGGGATTGAATGAAATCGTTGCGGTAACGGCAGAATGGAACGATGCAGATGCGTGTGTAATCACCATTAAAACAAGTGTTCCGGCAAAGAAGGATGTCGACATTTATTTCCCTAATAGCGTGAATCTGAATGAGAGCGCAGAAAGATTCGGTGTAATCAGAGGAGACCGCAAAACCCTCTCTACAAAAGTTATGTCCGGTAAACCTATGGCGTTCACGTTGACTGACCTTGGTCTGGATGCAAAGGAGGATTTGAATGTAGTTGTAATGACCGACAACAATACGTGGCGTGAAGAACTTGTGGCACAAAACGCATAAGGATATGTTACGGTTATTGTTTACAACAGAGGACAATGTTCACCAAATGACCGTCGTAACCGACGGAATCGACGGTCAGATGAAGGTTTTCGTTACAGAAAGCCTTTATGGTGATGTGGAATATTATAAGGGGCTGGGTATCGTGATTGAACCCGGCCACACCTATAATATCGGACAGTTCAAGGAATGGGCGTTTAAGGCGCTTGTTAAGCTTATCTCATATCCGGAAGGATTCGGAGAAGAAGGCGCGGTATTGTCGGACGTGCAGGAAGTTGTGGAATACGTATTGGAGACTAAAGAACCTACACTCAATTTCCCTGTAAAGGGAGGTGATGATATGTGCGTGGTGACGTCTTCAAAGCAGACTTTCAAGAATGGACAACCAGTAGGACATCCAGAAGGTGTCCCGGTAACATTCTCAATATCTGGAACCGGATTCAAGGTTGACGGTGGAGGACAAGTAACGGTTGACGAGAACCCCAACAACACGACAAGAAAAGCGGTAGTGACGGTTAAACAGAATGAAAGCGGAAAGACATTGCAGATTACATGCAACCAGGCTGCATCTACTGTAACCTACGAATATGCGCTTACAGTAGACCCGACAGCGGTAACGTTCGACGGTGCAGGAGGTGAAAAGCTGGTTACTGTGACTTCTACAAGAACAAAAGTTCTGAACGGAGTAAAACAGCAGGCAGAAACTTATCCTACGGATATAGAACTGGCAGGTGTGGGATTCAGCTATGAAGTGAGCGGAAACAACTACAATCTGAAAGCCGAGGAGAATACCGGAACCTCACAGAGAACGGGAAAGGCGACCATTTCACAGGAAGGCGGAAAGACCGTACAAATGAACTTGACACAGAATGCGGCTACGGTGACGTATGACTATGCGCTTACAGCCAATTCACAGACCATACAGTTTGTAGCGCTTGGAGAAACGAAGAGTTTACAAGTTGTTTCAACAAGACAGAAAAAAGTTAACGGTAAACCGTCTGGTGATGTCGAGAAGGTAGATACGACTGCACAAATTACCGGAACCGGATTTAGCGAGACTTCATCAGAAACCACCAATGGAGAGAATTATAGCATAGTGGCAGCAGAGAACAAGGCAGAAACAGCTAATAACGGTTCTATTACCATTACACAGACTGGAAGTAACAAGACAGTAAAGGTTACGTTAACACAGCTTGCAGCAGCAATCACTTACGAATACACATTGACTACAGACCCGACAGCACTTTCATTTGCAGCAGCAGGAGAAACAAAGATATTCGGTGTTTCAAGCAAGAAGCAGAAGAAAGTGAACGGGAAGAATGACGGTTCACCTATGACGGTTGACTACACTACTGTAGTGAGTGGTACGGGATTTACCAAGGGTTCTACTGAATATTCTGTAGTGGCGGATGCAAATACTGGCGCACAGCGTACCGGAACGGCAGTTGTTACGGCAGTAGAAGGAGGAAAGAAAGCGACGGTAAACCTTACACAATTGGCTGGAGAATAAAAATTGTTTACAATGGGAAAGAGAAAAGGAAAGATAATACAAAAAGCGGAAAAGCCAGATTTGATTGCAAGTCTTTCGAGTTTGTCCATTGAAGAGATAGACAGGCTGCAAAAGGCCGCTCCTATGGCATTCCAAAGCAAATTGCAGGCTGCGTTAAACTCAAACGATGCAGGGGAGATAATGAAGGCTAATTTGTATCTGGGAGAAATCAATAGACAGCCTACAAAAATTCAGTCTGTTTTCTTTGACCCTAACGACATATCCGGTAACGGAAGAGGATTCAAGGATTCTAAAGGGGTTCTGTCCTTTTCCGTATTGCGTCGGATGGGGGACATTCATATAGTGAAAAGTATCGTGTCTACACGCGTGGAACAGATAATGAACTTTATGGATTTTTCGGAAGACGAGCAAAAGGAAGGCTTCACAATCAGAAAAAAGAAGAGCCTTTTTTCTACCGGGGATGAGAAATTGACAAATGAGGACAAGAAAAAGATTTCAAAGATAGTTGATTTCCTGGAAAAGGGAGGATGGACGGACAAATGGGACAATGTAGACAGCTTGCAGGAATTTGTAAGTAAAATAATGTCGGACAGTCTCACATTAGACCAGTTGGCCTTTGAAATGGTCCGCAACAGAATGTGGGAATTGCAGAAGTTCCGCGCTGTGGATGCTTCTCTGATACGTTTTCTTGACAGCGTAGACCCCAGACAAAGGGAAGGTTTCGAGCAGTACAGATTCAAGGGGCATTTGCCGCGTTACTGCATGGTGTGGGATGAAATGATTCTTCATAACCCTATAACGAAGGAACCGATATTGTATTACCCGTGGGAGCTTGGTTTTGGTATCAGAAACAAGACATCTGATGTAAGAAGAAACGGATATGGGGTATCGGAATTGGAAACGTTGGTGAATATCATAACCTGGATATTGTGGGGCTTTTCTTATAATGCGAATTTCTTTTGTGTTTCACCAGAAACACTCGTTACGACGAATAAGGGTTTAAGAAGAATAAAAGATTTGGTAGGTACAGAATTTGAAATTTTTGACGGTGTGGAATACTGCAAGGCATCCGCATACAAGACAAGAATAGATGATTTGTACGAAACAAGACTGTATAACGGCTTAAAGATAAGAACAAGCCGAGAACACAGATTCTTGACTATAACGGATAAAGATAAGTCTCCCAAATGGAAAGAACAAAAGGATTTGACTACAGACGATTACTGTCTTGTGGATATAAATACCTATGGCGATTTCCACGAAGAGGATTATTTTATAGGAAGAGAATATTTTAGAGAATTTACTAACCCGACAAAGGAAGCTGTACTTAAGAAGGAGAGAATCTTTACACCTTCTTTGGAAATGGTGAAGGATAAGAATTTCTGGGAAATGATTGGCTTTGCTTTGGGGGACGGTACCTGGTTGGAACACAGGCTTGAAATTTTCCCACATCATACAAAAGATAAAAAACTTTTTGGTGATTTTTCTAAAGTGTTGGATAAATACGGAATAAATTACCGTATAAAGAAAGGTAATCCTTCTACACAAAGGAGTGATGGGGAATATGGATATCCGTATATATTCATATATGATACATGTTTTATTGATTGGTTTATAAGTATAGGATTCGGATATACAAGAGATAAGAAGATACCCGTTTCCGTATTTAACTTGCCGGAAGAGTTGAGATGTGCGTTTTTGAGAGGTCTGTTTTCGGCAGACGGCCACACGTCTGCAAATATAATGGGTTATAAAACTCCTACTATTTGTTGTGTGAATAATGATTTGAGACAAGATATATTACAGTTGTTGTTAAGTGTTGGGGTTGCTGCGAGAGAGTGCAATAGAAGTAAAAGCAGATATAATGACCCAGTAACACTTGTTATTCAAGATGTAATGTCTTTTGTTAATAAAATAGGTTATTTGCAAGATTATAAAAATGAAGGTATATCAAGAGGAGAAAGAACAAAGGACAAATGGGACTTGGTGCCTAACTCCCTGGCTCTGGATATACTGGAAAACAACAAGGGAGGTGATATATCTTTTTCTAAGCATCATGTGAAAAAAGGTGGAAGGATAAGCAGAGGTAAGCTCATAAGGGTTTTGATAGAGGCTGGATGCAGTGTACCGGAAATATTGAACTACCATTTCTATAAAGTAACGGACAATTCTAAACTTGTAAAAGAGAAAGAACAACTTTATGATATAGAGGTATTCAATGACAAGCACATATTCCTTGCCAACTATACGGCAGTCCATAACTGCCAGGGTTCGCAGCCTAAAGGGTTTATCAATATAAAGAATCCTAACATATCAAACAGCACATTGCAGGAGTTTAGGCAGGCATGGACACAGACGATGGCAGGATACCAGAATTCGCACCGCACCCCAGTCATAAACGGTATTGATTTGGAATGGGTTGATTTACAGAAACTTAGCAATCGTGATATGGAATTTAACGAATGGATAAAGTTTCTTATTATAATGACATGTTCCGTATACCGTATAGACCCGTCCGAACTTGGATTCAATTTCAAGGAAAGTCAGCAGATATTCGGACAGGACGGGCAGCGCGAAAGATTGAAGCACAGCCGGGAAAAAGGATTGAAGCCTCTATTGATATTCTTGCAGGGTGTCATTACAAAGTATATTGTGAGTGAGCTGGATGAAAACTACGAGTTTGCATTTACCGGAATAGAGGTGGAAGACGAGGAAGCACAGGTAAAACTGGATTCTGAAAAATTGAGTAGCGGAATGGTTTCTATGCAGGACATATTCAAGAAGTACAACGGACGTGACTTTGACCCCGAAAAGGACATCATTCTTAACCAGGTATACCAGGGGATGAAGCAGGCAGAAGAACAAAACAAGATGTTCGGAGCTTCACAGCCTGGACAACAGCCGGAAGGTGTACCGGAGGACGAGGAAGACCCGTTCGCACAATACAAGTCGTTTAACGACAATCCTATAATGAAACCAGCAGTTGACTATTATTTAAAAAATCTTTACAAATAAGAAATTATGGAAACTTTCGATGATTTAAAGTTAGAAAGATATATAAACAAGGCTCTTTTGGAAAAGAGCCTGGGAAGACCAGAAATGTATGACGGTCTTCTGGAGATTGCGAAGGCACAACAAGGCGTATATGTGAACAACGCGGTAAACCGGAAGCTTGGCATTGTTGGACTGCCATATAAGAAAAGAAAGGCTACGGAGGAAGAGAAAGCCGATTTAACCAAGACAACGGAAGACCTTTATAAAGAAGGTAGTGCGTGGAAGCGAGACAGACAGATTAAAGTACATAATAAAATAAAGTCCGAATATCGGAAGAAAATGCTATTTGAGACAAAACCGCGTGCTTACTTAATGCTTGGTGGTGGTGGTTCGGGTAAAGGGTATTATCTTAAGAAGATGAAGGAGAAAGACCCTTCTATAGACAAGTTACCCGTTATTGACGTGGATGATATGCGCGATATGATACCGGATTATGAAAGGGTGAAGGATATAGACCCGAAGAAAGCAGCTTCTTATGTGCATGAGGAAGTATCGGATATTGGTAAGAAAATAGATAACGAATATATAACATCCAAGTCTTCGTTTGTAAAAGACGCTGTTTTCGGAAATCCAGAAAAACTTGAAAAATTGGTTGATGATTTGAAGGCACAGGGTTATGATGTCCATTTGGTAGGAGTGGCGACCGATTTTGATACGGCTTTGGACAGAATACAGAAACGTTTTGAGAGAACGAAACGATATGTTCCTACAGAAATAGCGAGAAAAGGACATAAAGGCGCGTCCGCTTCTTTCAAGAAAGTTATAGAAACTCCATTGAAAGATAAGTTCAAGTCTGTTAAATTGTATGACGGAAATTCCGATAATGGAGTGATTTATGATAATAAAGTGTTAAATCAAAAAGAACTTGATAGGTTTCTTAAAAAAATAGACTTATAAATTTGTTCAATTCTGAACAGTTTTGTATATTTGCATAGAAACTTAAAGAAAGGAGTAAAATTATGGCAAAGAAAAAGTACGGAATTGATATGACGGCTGATGAGTGGTTCGAGATTGAAGATAATAGTATAGGAGGGAAATGGACTATGGAAGAGGTTGCAGCTTTAGGACCAGAAGGAAGGGAATTTCATAGAAACGCTCCGTATAATCCTTACTTTCCGAAACCAGATATGTCTATTTTTAACGAAGACCTTTACGACGGTTATAAGATAAAGGAAAAGAAGAATGTCGGAAAAGAAAGTTGATGGTATAAGAACCCCTTTGGTATCGCGTCTTATTGGAGTGAAAAGACACGTGAAAGACCCTATCAGATATCCGAAAATACAATGCGGTTATGAAGGTCTTGCACAGACCATGTTTGCTACACAGTCGGACGCGATGATAAAGGAGCTTGTAAAGGAAATGATTAAAACGGTTGAAAGATGATATTCTCACCGGAAGAGATACAAAAACTGTATGATATAATAGACTACCGTCTTGCAAGAATTGTAGCCGATGTAATGGGGGATGAACTGTTGACACCGGAAGACAAGTCTTTGTTAAGACGGTATGGCTATAAATGGAGAAGGGAGATAGAAAAGTTACCACCCTATTTTCAATCCTATCTGTTTGGAAGGTTGAGTGCACAACTGACGCCTTCCCAATTGTCTACACTCAATTTTGACGATTTTACCAAGTATATAGACCGTCATCAATGGGCGGCACTTACATCTTTGGAACAGGAAGTGTATTATGCGGCAGCAACACGCACATACTCCTATATAAAGACGATGGGGGAACGGGCAAAAACGATAATGTCTAATGCCGTATCGGAAGAAGAGGTAAAAGTTCTTGTGGAACAGCAAAGACAATTGGAACTTGGAACGATAAAGAAGGAAATGATAGAAGGCGTTCTGAAAAAGAAGTCCGTGCAGAATATTGTCAGTAATATAGGGCATTCCTTGGAAGACTGGAACCGTGATTGGGGGCGTATAGTGGAAACCGAGATGCAGAACATCTATCAGACTGGGGTAGCCCAGCAGATAATGAAGGAACAGGGAGCGGACGCGCTTGTATATAAAGAGGTATTCAGTGGAGCGTGCCAGCACTGTATAAAGTTTTACACCACGGCAGGGATAGGAAGTAAACCGAGGATATTCAAGCTTATAGACCTTATAAACAACGGGGACAATATAGGGAAGAAAGTTAAAGATTGGAAACCAGTGTTAAATAGTGTTCACCCATTCTGTCGTTGTGACCTTAAGGAGGTACCTAAAGGTATGGTTTGGAATGACGAGACGCATTCGTTTGAACCGCCTAAAGAACCATACAAGAGACAGGTAGAGAGAAAGAGTAAAGTAAAAATATATGTTGGAGATAAAAAGTTTGAGGTATGAGGTTCGGATATAAAGGAGATGTAGAGGTGTTGACCCTACGGAAGACAAGGGTAACAAAGGAATATGTAAAGGAAAGCGCGGAAGAGGTGGATGTGTACAACTGGGAGATTGTCCCGGTACGTCTGGACCAGATAAAGGAGGATGAGTATGTATTACTCTATTGCATGATGAACAGTACGAACCTATTCAAGAAGGGGGTAAAGTGTATCGATTTCAAAGGCGAGATGGAAAATATTGTGTTAGACAATGGAGCGATAATTTCTGTATGTGAAGATGCAAAACATCTCGTTTTTACAATGCCGCATCAAGTAACGATACCGCTTGTTGATGAAAAGACATTCGATGAATGGACCGATGAAGATTGTTTTGGAATAAATAGCGGAAGCAGTCGAAGGGGTGCTGATAAGGAGATAGAACAAGGAGATGTAGAGGAATACATAAAATTCTATAATGATAATCCGGAATATATGCATATGGGTGTGAGAACGGTAAAGATAAAGGAAAGAGGATTATCATTATATGAAGGGAAACTGTATAACATAGAGGCTGGTCCCGAATACGCGCTTATAACTAAAAAAGGTTTGTTTTTGAAAACGGAGCATTGATATGATGGAAGGAGGGTTTAATACCGGGTTTGTGGAAATAAGGACGCTTGAAGGCGAGAAATTCCTAAAGGATATAAGGATTAATGAAGCCGTAAAGACAAGACATTCCTATACGCTTGCAAACGGTCTGCATGTACGCGAAATGAAGCCACGCGAATCAGTGTACAACATTTATTTTATCGCTGGTAAGGAAGGTGTGCTTAACAGAGTGTCTGGTGAACAGATGGTATGGACGTATGGAAAGAACTATCTTGTTCCGGTAAAAGTAAAGGAATTGAACATTTCCGACAGAATTGTTCTGTATGGGAACAAGAGGGGTAGGATTGACCGGATAGAAAAGGTGGAGACACTTAACAGGTATTTTTATAAGCCCGAATTGAAGAAAAACACTTCCTATTATATTGATAATGTCTGTATTTTTGGATAGATTGTGCAAATTTCGTATTTTAGCAAAAAATTTGTAGCTATGAATTTAAAGAAATTATTTCATTTACAGACAGCAGAACAAAAGGTGTCTGAATACAGGGAGTTGCTGAGACGCTCCGAAAAGATAGAAGCAAGAACAGAAGAGCTTGCAAACGAATTTGCCGAAAGAAGCCAGGTATTGAAAAGCTTCTCTCTGCTTGACAAGGACGAAAGAGAGATTTCGGAAGAGAAATACAACGAGTTCTTGAAGGAACATACTTCACGGGTTGCACAATTGCAGAAAGACAGGGACAAGGTTTTCAAGGCCATTGCCGCATTCCAGAAAGACGAAGATATAGCGGAAGCCATTGCGGATGTATATGCAGTTCATGTAGCAAAGAAAGCATGGAAAAGTAAGAAGCTTTCCAAAAGCGCATACGATGATATCATGAAGGCAAAGACCGGGGTAGTCAAGTATGCGGACGTGCTTTTGTTCAGAGGCGGTAAGTTGCTTATCTTACAGAGAGCAGGGGAACACATGAACTATACGCCCGATTGGTGCATACCGGGGGGACATGTGGACGAGGGAGAAGATTTCCGTACAGCCGCACAAAGAGAACTTTTCGAGGAGACCGGAATAGACGTTCCGGAAGATACTCTTATGGAGGTCGGTGTAGCTAAAACGAAGAATGCGGAAATTCATTATTTTATGGGGCACGTTGATGATGAATCCCCGGCTTTCGTGGTGGTTGACGGTGAGGAAGAAATCGGCAGTATGTGGATTGACCCGGATACCGAACTGGAAGACTACGACTTCATCTTTGACATGAAAGACAATATCAAGAAGATTTTGGGACTGGAAGTGCAACCCAGCCCGGTAGAAATCGTGATGAAGGCTTTCCAGGAAAAGAAGGTGACGGAAGACGTGGTAAAGTCCGTGTGCGAGAAATACCCTAAGGAGATACGGAAAGCGAACAACAAGACCGATTTTTCACACAGTGAAAGAAAGGACTTGGCAAAGAAAGGAGAGGCAATGCCGAATGGGAAATACCCTATCAGAAATAGCCAGGATTTGAAGGACGCCATTAAGTTGTCCGGTGCTTCTGACATGCCAAAAGAAAAGGTTAAGGCGTGGATTAAGAAACGCGCTAAAGAGCTGGGTCTTGAAAGCGAATTGCCGGAAGAATGGAAAAGTAAGGAAGTTGAAAAGACGATGGACTGTAACGATGCGAATGCTATTTGCAAGGAAGATTTGGACGACAAGCCAAAAGGCCCGGAAGGTGACGGAATAGCAAAGAACGAGGAAACGGAAACTACGAACGAAGAAGCGAACAGCGAGGAAATAGAGAAGTCGGAAGATGGACTGACGGTTTCTATGAAGTTTTCTTCTGTGGAAGACGCGATGATATTCAAAAGTGTTATTTCCGAAATGATTCAAGAGGGGAAAGTGAAAGCCGATGTACTGGAAAAGGCAAAGAAGGAGGACGGTATGTATGCCGTATTTGCCGATTTCGCTAATTTCCTGGAAGGCGTTAAGACGCGTTCAAAAAATGTGCATTGGAAAGAGGAAGACAATGCCAAGCACAAGTATCTGGACGATTTGTTAGAGGAGCTTTCCGACTATGAAGATAAGATAATGGAAGCCGGACAAAGCGGTTTCGGCCGTTTCAAGGACGGGGAGATAAACGGTGAAGAAATAGAGGTCAATGACCCTATAGAATTGGTTGACCTTATTATAGACCGCACAAGGGAATTCTATTCCAAGCTTGACAATAACCCCGAATATGCCGGGGAAAAGTCGTGGGTGGAAGATTTTATGGCAACACTCAAACAGACGAAGTATCGTTTACAATTACATTAATTGTTGGGGAGGGGTGTAATCACCCCTTCTTTTTTATTAAGGAAAGAGTATGAAAAGAGATATATTGAAAAGCATGTTGTGTGATAAGCTGGAAAAGGCAGTGTCGCACAAGTATGTACGGAAGGAGCCGGACGGAAAAGGCGGTTTTCGATACATATACACCGAGAAGGAAAGAGAATCGACAAACCAGGTCATTAACAGAAGCGGTGACAAGTCCATAGAGAAGACCGGAACGAACCCGGCAGCAGTTACCAAGGGGTTAAAAGCATGGCTGAACAAGAATAATATAGACTACGATTACAATAAGGCGAAAACAACTGCGAGCAGCTATTTTAAATTTGAGACAGGGAAAGGAAGCTATGAGATACGTGTTTCCAATCATACCAAAGCGAATGCAAACGATAAGGGAGGTATAGATATCCAGCTCTACGATTTAAACGACGGGTTTAGTGTTGATATAGATACGGCATACGGGTTCACTTCCAAGGATATTCAGAATATCATTAAAGACGCTGAAAGGATAAATGGGGAAGTCCACAAGAATGAGAAGTTAAAGAAGATGCTGGAGGATGAAACCCTATTGGAGAGATATTATAATGAAAGGTATATACCTTCCAAGCATACAAAGTTTATTGAAGATGTTGTTAACAGTATTGGAATAGAAGAATCGGAGTTTGGGATATTGGGAGATATTGTAAATAATATGTTCGACCAAAGTTTACACAAAAGCGGTGTATATAAAAAGATGGTTGAGGAAAGAGAGAAGAAGATACAAGAACAAAAGGAGAAAGAGGCGAAAGAAAAAGAAAGCAAGAAGGAGAGAAGGGACAGGGTGATGGAAGAATTGAACAACCATATATTCAAGCAGGAAAATTCAACCACACCACCAGAAGAGTTCGAGAAGATTGTACAAGAAAGAAGTAACGGAAGGGCAAAGGGCTTTACGGTAATTGGAGAACTGGGAGAAGGAGACAGAAAGAAGTATTTCTATGAATGGGCGTACCCGGTACCGGAAGGTAAAAAGAATTACACTAAGCCTTCTGATAAGTTCGTAGATAACTACCTAAAAAGTAAGGATGAATAATTTTTGCATAAAGTTTGGCTATTTGCATAATAATTCATATTTTTGAATCGGTAAATACGTAAATAAATTTTATTCGGCATAAAATGCTGATTATAAGATATTTACATAAAAGCGTTTATTTTAATTCGTTGTGTCACAGATTATTAAAAGATGTTTGAAGTAGATTCAAAATTTAATTTTTTCACAGAAGCAAACTTTGAAAAATCAGATTTCAATCCTATGGATTACCCGGTAGGGGATGATAGAAGATACGAAAAAATGATTTTTGAAGGTTTGGCATCCGATTCTTCCATAGATTCGGAGGATGAATCTATGAATCCCAACGGATTTGTAATAGACCGCTTTTTAAAACACGGTCTTATTAATTTGGACCATTTGCCGTCAAGAAGTCCTATCAATAAATCAAGGTTCTGGATAGGACATCCATTAGACGCATATGTAAAGAATAACAAGTTCTACGTGCGTTGCCAGTTATGGAAGAAATCACCGGAAGCAAGAGCGTTTTATGACAAGGCACTGGAAATGCTTGCAAGCGGTACAGACCGGAAGCCGGGTTTCTCCGTTGAAGGAAGAGCACTTGAAAGAGACAAGAACAATCCTAAAAAGGTGACAAAAGCGCTCATAACAAACGTAGCAATGACAATGACGCCCGTAAATGCAAATTCGTTTGCCGATATAGTAAAGGGCGTGCAGACAGTAGATTTCGTAGAGGACAATAAAGAAGAAATTAACAACGGTTCTAATAACGTTCTTGTAGAGCTACAGAAGGACGGATATAATATAAAAATAGACAAATCTTTCAACGTTACCATTAACCCTATCATAGTGGAAAGAGACGAAAGATTTCAAGAGCTTTATAATTATTATCTGAACGGTAATGTAGGATTGAACGTTATAAAGGACTATTTGAGAACCGTTAATAAATAAGTTTGTACACAATTAAAAGTTTAATAAAGATGGACGAAAAATATTTGAACGACCCTATCGTATCTCTGATGAAGTCTATGGGATTTTCTGACGAGTACATTATGGCGAACGTGAAAATCGAAAAGTCTGAAAACGGAGCAGCAGCAGGAGACCATGAATCCGAAACCAAAGAGGAAAAGGATATCAACAAGTTGGAAAAGGAAGCCGTAAAGGACGAAGAAAAGGTGAAGGAAGACGAAAAGAATACTGCTAAGGATAAGAATGCAGAAGACGAAAAAGTGGAGAAATCCGACAAGGAAGACATCATGAAATCATTGGGTTCTGTATTTGCACCTTTGATGGAGAATTTCCAAAAGTCTATTGACAAGTTCCAGGAAACAGTGGATGGTATTAATGACAAATTAGACAAGATGTCCGGTGTTACCCCTATGTTCCGTTCAGAAGGACTTGGCAATATGACCGCTATTCAGAAATCTTTCGAGGAAAGAAAGGATGAGGCAGGTAAATACGAAGTTAATGTAGTGAAAGACAGACCTATGGCCGTAAAGCTTATTGAAAAGTCTTTGGAAGAAGCACCGGAAGATATCGCTAAATCATTGGAAAGTGATGCACTTGCATACCTTATCAATCCGGACGCTGAAACAGTAGGTGAAAATCTCGCACGTTACATGTACGAAAAGAATGGTGTAAAATTCGTGAAATAAACTCTATTAAATAAAAAGAATATGGATTTGTATAATTATAGCAATCAAAACGGTACTGGCGACGTACTGGGCGGCATGGATTCGGCAGAAATCTTGAAAGCGATGGAAGCAGGTCTTAAGACCGGAATGCAGTATAACAACGAAATCAACAATGGTGGTGGTCTGAAAGTTGAATCCCTGGATTCAGTCTTGAAGATTTTGGGCAACCGTATGAACCAGTTGGTTTATTACATGGAAATGCCTAAACATAAGATTGACAACACTGTACACCAGTACAACCAGTTGTACAAGTATGGTGAGGAAGTTGGTATTTTCAATGCAGAAGGTGAAACTCCGCAGGAAACCGATTCTCAATACAGACGTAAATCAATTGTAACCAAGTTCATGGGTGTTTCCGGACAGGTTACACATCCGGGAATGTTGGTTAAATTGGCTGGCAATATGGACATGTATCAGAAAGAAGTCGAGAATAAGACTATCCTTCTGAGTACCATTATCGACACACGTCTTGTTGACGCTGATTCTTCTTGTGTAGCCGAGCAGTTCGACGGTGTTTTCCGTCAACACATGTTGGGTATCAACGAAATGGACGGTGGCACGGCAGAAGGTAAGACTTCTGAACAACTGTTAGACGGTTATTTCAACAGTCCGGCAGTTATCGACGCACAAGGTTCTGTGTTGAATGACAGTCTGATTCAAGACGCTGCAAACGTTGTAGTGAACGTTTATAACGGTTATATCGACCGCATCATTTCTAACCCGATTGTGTTCAACAACTACGTTAAGATGTTCCACGAAAGCAAGCGAGTTATTGTAGGTCTTGCTGCCTCTGTAACTGGTGCAACAATGGGACAGTCTGTAAACGACGTTACAACTCAGTTCGGTAAGATTAACATCAAGAATGACCGTTTCTTCGACGAACGCAAGCCTATTATGGTAGGCAAGGGCGCCACAAGTGCTAAAGCTCCGGTTACTCCGGTTGTTGGTACTGCTATTAAGGTTAATGCAGCCGATACCAAGACTAATTTCGGCAACCATGCAGGCTCTTATGGCTACTTGGTAACAGCAAAGAATCGTTATGGTGAATCTGCACCTCTGAATATCACATCTGCTGGTGCCCAGGCTGTAGCTGCTTCTGAATCAGTAGAATTTAAATTTACTGCTGGCGTAGGTGGTGCATATCCGGCTACTTGCTTCGTGGTATACCGTACCAAGAAGAATGCAGTTCTGAATGCAAACACTGAATACTATCCTATCTTTGAGGTTCCGGCTTCACAGATGGCAACAGGTTATGACGGTGCAGCCGCAAATTGTGTACGTGACCGCAACCGTATCATTGCAGGTACCAAGTCAGCTTTGGTATACTACAATGACAGTCAGATTAACGAATACTTGCAGTTTGCAGACACCATGAAGATGGACTTTGCCGTTACATCTCCGAGCAAACGTTTTGCAATTTTGAACTACGGTACCCCGGTATTGTATCAGCCAGCAAAGATTGTACGTATCGTTAATATCGGTGAAGAAGGCTTGTAATTAGCTTGATATAAATTTATATGTTTAAGAAGTGAAAAGTGAAAGGGAGGGAGTAATTGAACTCCTTCCCTTTTTGTTTAAAAATTTTGTATTATGGAAAAGGTAATTTTAAAAAGTCGGGTGTATAACAACCATAGAATTGTGCTTAATGGTGGCCCGGTACAGTTTGTTAACGGTAGAGCGGAAGTATCGGAAGAACTCTATCAAGAAATAGTAAGCCGTAAACTTCCCGATATTTACAAGGAAGGTGAGGAACCGGAATTCAAAACACGTCTTGAAGAAAAGCTTCGTTCAGAAGTGAAAGAAGGAAACAAGGAATATGAAGAGGAAATAAAACGTCTTAAGAATATCGTCGAGGCGCAGAAGGTTGAAATTTCCAAGAAAGAAAAGGAAATTGAAGTATGGAAGAAATGCGTCGAGGACTTGAAGGCAGGAAACAAGGAAACGCAGGCAGCAGCCCCCGAACCGGAAACAAAGCAGGAAGCCTCTATTAAGGAAGAAGAGGACGACGAGGTGAAGACGGCTCTTAAGAAAATGAAGGTGGACGAACTGAAAGAGCTTGCAATGACAGAAGACGGAGGTTCTTTCAAGGAAGAAGACCTTAAAGGCAAAAAGAAAGAGGAAATTATAGATATGATTTTGTCTAAATAAAAATACTTTACAAGGATGGGTCAATTAACTTTTACGATAAAATACAAGAAAAATTCCGGACTTGTGCTGTCTGTAGCCGAGATATGGCAGACATACCTATATGGGATAACCATTGATGGAGGGCAGGGAGCATCATTTACGGACGAATCCATGCGTTTCTATATAGAATCAGCACAAAGAGAGGTTGAAAACTGGTTCAACTTGAAATTCTGTAAACAGTTAATTGACCAGTCTTTGACTTATTATCAGAAGGACTATTGGCAGCAATTCCCTATATTGTTCCCATCTTATCCGGTAAGGAAGCCGTTAAGCATGATTGGGATGCTCAATAAGATAGAGCAGATTATATACCCCCAAGGCTGGCTGTCATGCGAGTATGACAGTGGTATGGGACAAGGGAAAAGAAGGCTGAGTGTTGTTCCTACGGGGTCTTCCACGACACAGGGGAATGCGGAAATAATATTGACGGGTATAACGTCTCAGATTGGTATGCAGCGTTTTCAGTATATACCGGATTATTGGAGGGTACAGTATATAACCGGGTGGGATGTGGACCAGATGCCTATGGACTTGATTAATCTGTTGGGAAAACTTGCATCTTTTGGACCAGCTTCAATTGCAGGTGATTTGATTCTTGGTATTGCAGGTGTTTCCGGACAGTCTTTAAGTATAGACGGATTAAGCCAAAGTATAAGCACTACAGCTTCTGCAACATCTGCCGGATATTCCGCACGTTTACTTCAATATCAGAAGGAAATAAAAGAAACTGTAGGAAGATTGAAGTTAGTGTATGACGAGGTTAAATTTGCAGTATTCTAAGGTATGAGCGAGACAAGAAACATATTACAGTCCCCGTCTTCCGGATTGAGTAATTTTAGACCGGAATTTTTCAAGTCGGAATTTGACAAGGCGATACAAGCCAAAGGTTACGACGTGGAGATAATGCGTGCTTTACGTTGTCCGTGTCATGGGAAAGAATCTGCATTGCCGGATTGTCAGAACTGTTTCGGTACGGGATATTTCTATGTGAATGCGATACACACAAAGGCGCTGATAACAGGGATTAATTTTACCGACAAATACAAGTCATGGAGCCAGGAGCTTTTAGGTACAATGGCAGTAACGGTGAGGGATATAGACAAGGCGAATTTATCCTATTATGACAGGATATCTTTCAGAAATGAAATATCGTATTTTTCTGAAAATCTTCCTATAAGATACGATGATATGGGACAGCCGTTTGTGTTTACCACATACAAACCAGTACAGGTATTGGCTATGTATCTGTTTGAGGTTTCAAACAAACCTCTTATAAAGACGGACAAGGGACATGTAAGCGACGTCAACCCCTATTGTATCATATTGGATATGGAGATAGACGCTTTGCCCGAAAACGGTTTTGTGTCGGTATATTACAAGCATAACCCGGAATACCATGTTATAGACTTGCCGCATGAGATACGCGCTTCATGGGCTACCGACAAGAAAAGCGGACAACTTAATAAGATAGAGCTTCCGGTTCAAGCCATTGTAAGAAGAAGCCATCTTATAGCGATGGAGAAACCTAATTTTGATGGTAGCGGTGTGATATATAATGAAGACATATAATTTGCTTCTTTGAAAGAAAATGTTTAGATTTGTACACTTTTAAACATTTTGTATATGAGAGCGAAGAAAGTTTTGGAAGTCCTTGGTATAAGCCGGGCAACATTATCCAATTATGTAAAGGAAGGAAGGATAAAGACCCACAATTCCGCTACACAATGGATAGATTACGACGACGAATCCGTATATGCGATTGCATCTAAAGGACAAAGAAAGAATGTAATATATGCAAGGGTTATGAACAAACATAACCTTAACAAGCATATAGAAGCATTGGAAAGGTATTGTAGGGAAAACGGACTGCACGCCAAAGATGTATATAAGGATGTGACATTTAACGTTACATTGGCGCAAAGAAAAGGGTTCAATAAGTTGTTGGACGATGTGATATCCTATAAGATAGGAACGGTAGTAACACTGAGCCGGAAAAGTCTGTCGGGAACGGACAGTGATTTTATAGAGATGTTGTTTGCAAAATTCGGGTGTGATATAAGATACATAACGGAAGAATAAGGTGTTGCCTCTATATGTTGACATATCGGAAACGGTTGCGGAATTCGCGTTGACACCACAAGAAGCGGAATTCCTTGGAACACGTCTTGTTGACGATGTAGTAAAGGAATATATGCGAAGATGGAATGCACTTGTGGATTCCGAACTGCACCAGACACGGGGGATATATCGGTCTGCTATGCAGGTAGACCGGACTTCTGCCACATCTGTAGAATTTGTATTGTCTGCAAGGGCGGCAGGTCCTCTTCCTATGATGCTGGAAGAGGGTGCGACACCGTTTGACGAGAAGATAGGATTCCAGCGTTCGGACAAGGCGAAGATAAAGAAGGACGGTTTGGGATGGTATCTTACAATACCGTTCAGACACGCCACACCTGGAGCAATAGCGGAATCTGGAATATTCAATTCTGTTATGCCTAAAGACGTGTACGATATGGCACGTAATGCAGGAGGGCAGCCGTTGAAGCTTGCAGACTTGCCGATAAGCCAACAGGTAAAGGGAAGCCGGAAGGAGATAAACATACCCGGAATGAACGTACCGGAATACATGCACAAGTCGGCAAAATATGAAGGTCTTGTAAGGGTTGAAGCTCGAAGTTCGGACCAGGAAAAGAGAGGTCAATATATGACATTCAGAAGAGTTAGTGATAAGTCAGACCCTACAAGTTGGTTCAATGGTGGTATAACAGCTAAAAAACTCATGGACAGGGCTTTAGAAGAGGCCCAGATAGAATATGTTGCAGAAATGGCGATAGACGAGGCATTAAAACGAATTAAAGGACTATGATTGAAATTGTGAAAGTAAAGCAGTTTATAGTTTCAATATTGAACTATATACCGGAAGATTACAGACTGCACCAGGGAGATGAACAGAATACTTTCCTATACAGACTTCTTAATGGAATGAAGGAAGGGAATTTTGATTTTTACGACCAGGCGAAGAAATTGTTTTTAAGGGGAATGACGAACCCACGCAATTTAAGGGTGCTGTTTGAATTCCCGAAAGACAATACCGGATTGCCAGCCTATGTCATAAGGGAGCCGGGAGCGGACCCGGGAGCAGCCAATTCCATAGGGAAAATGAACGGGCAGATATACGACGGTGGCGCATGGCAGATAAGAGACAGTCGTTTCCATAATTTCGAGATAATGTGTCTTTCGGACAACATGCTGGAAAGCATAATTATGTCGGAAGTTCTGTATGCACTGATAATGGGTTCCTATAACTGGCTGTCTACCCAATATGATTTGGTAGAGGTAAGAATAACGGAATTAATGACAAACCAGAATGTATTGCCTATTCCTATTTTCATAAAGTCTGTAAGACTTGACTTGACTTTGGACCAGATTGTAGGAACACTGGTAAACGAAGAATTGCTTAACAAGATTGCATTTGAGGATGCAGGAATAGCAGCCGAAAAATGGGGTGCGGACAATTATAGCAGGGATTATGAATTGCCCGGTGTAGAATCGGACATTGATAAAATTGTGACTAAATAATTGGTATTAAATTTTAAAATAAAAAGTTTTCTTCTTTACTTTAATATAACTATATTTGCATTATGAGAAAAGCCTATAAATATAAACTGAAACCGAATGAAAACCAGAAGATTTTCTTTGAAAAGTCTTTCGGATGTACTCGGTTTGTTTATAATTGGGCTTTATCAAAAAGAATTGAAGCGTACCAACGAGAAAAGAAGCATTTATCTTGTGTTGATTTATGTAAAATGTTGACTATCTTTAAAAAGGAAGAAGATAAGCTTTGGTTGAATGAGGTTTCATCCCAATGTTTGCAACAGTCTATCCGGAATATGGATAATGCTTTTATAAGGTTTTTTCAAGAAAAGAAAGGTTTTCCGAAATTCAAGTCAAAGAAAGATAATTGGAAATCTTACAAAGCAATAAACGGTGTTAAGGTAGATTTTGGTTCAAATAAAATTCAGCTTCCCAAAATCGGCTGGGTATCATTCTACAAAAACCGGACTTTTGAGGGAAAGATAGGAACCGTAACGGTAACTAAGACAGCAACCGGGAAATATTATGTTTCCGTTCTTGTTGACGACGGGAAAGAGCTTCCTAAAAAACCGGATATAAAGTACGATACAACTGTTGGTATTGATGTCGGGATAAAGGATTTTGCCGTTCTTTCAAACGGACAAGTCTACGAGAATCCGAAATATCTTGAAAGAGCTGAGCAAAGATTGAAAGTATTGCAAAGAAGGTATTCAAGAAAGCAAAAAGGAAGTAACAGAAGAGAAAATGCAAGAATAAGACTTGCAAAGGCTTATGAGAAAGTAACAAATTGCCGTAAAAATTTCATACATCAAGTTACGTCAAGGATTGTCCGTGAAAACCAAACGATAATCATTGAGGACTTGAATGTAAGCGGAATGTTGAAAAATCATAACCTTGCAAAACACATATCATCTGCAAGTTGGAACGAATTTTTCAGACAATTGCAGTACAAGTGCGAATGGAGCGGAAGAAACCTCCTAAAAATCGGAAGATTCGAACCAAGTTCTAAAATGTGCACTTGTGGATATGTGAACCATGAACTGAAATTGTCGCAGCGAGAATGGACGTGTCCCAATTGTAACCAATTGAATGACAGGGATTTGTTAGCCGCGATAAACATAAAGAGGTTCGGACTGCAAAGCCAGAACCTTATAGGAGAATCACCCGTGGTAGACGGGATTGTGGACGTGGAGTGGTCGGCAGTAGCCGGGGCGGTGAAGCGTCAATATGTATTTCTGTAAAGTAATATATAATTACCCCGAAAATGTATGAATGTAAGGATTTGATAGGGAAGTTCTTGCAGAATTTCGTAGACAAATAAAAAAGAAAAATAATATGGCATCAACGTTTATTTTCAACGGTCGGCAGATTTCATTGCCCGGTGTCTACTCCACTATTGTAAGTGGGGAAATGAACCCGGCACGAAATCTTGACTATGGAAAAGTCCTTATTATTGATACAGGAAAGTATTCAGCCGGATTTGGTGGCGGTGCTGGTATCAATGGCGAGAATGCGCAGGGACAGAACGCTATCTATACTTTCGACAATATCGCGGATTTTCGTGCTTTCATGAAGGGAGGTCTTTGGTGGAGAGTTGCCGAAGCTCTGTTTGCACCGGACCCTTCAAACCCCGATGCAGTAGGAATTTCCGAACTTGAATTTGTTCGTGCAGCAACAACTACAGGTGCAAAAATGACGTTTGCGACGGCAGCAGGAGGCACGTTTGCGGTAAAAACATTGGACGAAGGTTTGGTAGCCAACGGTTCGTTATTGAACGACGAGTTATTAACAAAGGGTTACGGTATGAACTTTATCGCAGGACGCGAAGACGCTACCAAGTGGATTTTGCAGTTCTGGAGAGGTACATATACCGGAACATACAGCGACGGTTTACCCTACGGAGACATCACGCAGGAAAACAGTGACCCCGAACTTGTTCTTGAATCACCGGAATTCAAGAATATGCAAGAACTTGTGGATTGGGCACAGAATGATTCTAATTTTGCTTTGGCGTTCGTACTTGATTCAACTACCAATGTAGAAGGAAATGGTGAGATTACCGAAGGGGACATTACAACGGCACTGGGTGGTAAGACTTATATTTTGGCGGTAGGAGGTACAGAAAGTTTCGACATGGACGACTTTAACGCTGTACTGGACCAGATTGTAGGTTTGGACTATAGTAATGTCATTCTGGACCAGGTAGGAGAAAATGCCTATTCAGCTACGACAAAAGCATACATTACACACATGAACGGTGCAGCCAAATTCCAGCATTTCCTCTATGTGGCAGGATATGACAAGGGAGCCGATTTCTCAAAAGAAATCGATTTGGCGAAAAAGTTTGACAGTTCGTTCGTGCAGCTTGTACATGGTGGGGCAGGTGTGGTATCCGCATTCGATGCGCAGAAAATCCGTTGGTGGGGTGTAATGTATAACTTGTGCGCGATTGTGGGTCGTATCAGTGGAAAACCGCCTTATGTACCGCCCACATTCAAGACTATCGGAGTTGACAGACTGCAACACTCATTGACTGAATCGGAGAAGAAGAAGGCATTGAAATACGGTATTTTAACAACCGTATTGAATGACTACACCGGAAAGTTCAATATCTTGCAGGGTGTGAATACATTGCAGGACAACGCCAACTTGTTCAACGCAAAAGGACAGTCCTATTCTATCCAGTTTATGCGTATCGTCGCACAAATCAATAAGGAATTGATTGTAAATGCGACATTGGATTTGCTGGGACAGGAAAACGGTGTTAACGCCAATACACTGACAGCAGGAGCGGTTAAAGACTGGACTGTGGCATACTTGCAGTCAAGAACTGCAACGGACGCACAAGACAATCTGATTTTGTCGTTCAAAGACGTAGTGACAACAAGAAAGGAAGACGCTTATTTCACCACTTACAAAATTGTGGTAAATAACGAAATCACCAAGTTGTTCTTTACAGGTTACTTAATTCGTGGATAAAACAAACCCTAAAAATTAGAAGATTATGGCAGTTTTTACAGCGCCTAAAGCGTATATTAAAATAGATAATCAAGTAGCCGGGTTTGTTCGTAATCTGCAATTTGCAGAAAACATCACCCGTGCGAATGTACAAGGGCTTGGTTCACTCCTTAACCAGGAGGTCCCGGCCGTACAGTATCAATGCACATGGACGGTAGACCAATTCTTTATTGACTTCAAGCAGCCAGTAATGGAAGGCATGATGCACCGTCTTGGTTCCGTCAAGTCTATTGTAGACACCTTGATTTTGGGCGAGCTTGGTTTTGCCATTGCTATTTACAGCAAGACAATTCAGAGCCAGGATTCGACTACAAAGATGGTGACAGCAGTAGACCCTACAGGACAGACTATGTGCATGTTGAATCCGTGTTTTGTAAATAATCAAAATTTTTCATTGCAAGAAGCTGGCATTGCCGGGTATTCTATATCGGGAATCTATCTTTACCCCGTATCAACTTTGGAACTTTAATTTTGATTATAAACAATTGATAATTAGGGAGTTACAATTTAGTAACTCCCTTTTATTTTGGTTATAAATAATTATAAATTGGATTAATTATAGAATAA